TTTCCATTCGTGCAGGTTACTATTTACTTTCTAAAAAAGTTTTCTTATGATGCACATTCACTAAAAAAAGATATGGACAGAGAAAGAAACTTTTTACAGTATGTTTATGAATGGTTAATTGACACTGGAAATGAACCATCATTTTGGATGTATGGACATTTTCATAAAAACAGCGATATCTACATTAGAAATACTCGCGCGGTTTGTCTTGGTGAATTAAGCTTTATGATGCTTAGTAGTTAATTTTACTAAAGTCCGTATTCAAGATAATTCTTTTTAACTTCCAAAAATTGAATTCGCGCTTAGTTAGTTTTGAACCTTCTATAAAGTAACTTTCTTTTGTAATATTACCACTTTTGTCATATTCTATAACCGCAGGTCCTTCCATTCTGTGTATAAAACCATTTTTATAATAGATTTCTTTTTTAGTGTTACCGTTTTTATAAAATGTTATAAATGATGGTGAATCATTATCATTATGAAAAACATGCTTTTTCTTTGTGGCATCCCACTTTTTAACTGTTTTATGCATTTTTTTGTATTTATTTAGTGATTGACTAATTAAACCTAATTATGGTAAATTATAAAAAGTTTAAAATAATGGTGTACTGGGAAACTTTAAAACACGAAATTTTTTACTCGGTTTTAGGAATAAGAAGGGAATCTAAGAATCCTATATTTTTAAAATGTTGTAATAATTCATCAAAACCACATACATTATTTTTTCAAAAAGTTGATAATTGGGATGAATTAATTCAAATGATGGACATTGAATACGAATACTTGTATTTAGATAAATTTGGAACTGATACCGGTGTTGTTAATTGTCTTACAGGATTGCCACATAGATTATCAGGACCCGCTATTATTTCATTTTCTCCTAGATATTCTAAAGAAATTATTAGATACTTCTTTTCTGAAAATGGTGAACAAACAGAAGTAAGTTATGATTATTTGAAAAAATTAAAATTAAAAAAGAAACTTCATAAAATAGAAAATATTTCATTATAAAGAATAAATATAATAAAAAAGTAATATCTGTAAATGGAAGATGTATACGCTAGAACAGAAAATGATCCATCATATGTTGTCAAGTTAGAAGAAACCGATGAAATTGAAATGCTTACACAACAAATCAATATGTTAATTTTTACAGAACGTGGAGAAGTTCTTGGAACACCTGAATATGGAACAGGAATATTAGATTATCTCTTTAACGCTATGCAAAGCATGACACTTAGTAGAATTGAAAATGAAATAGAATCACAAATTAATTTTTATTTACCACTAGCTTCTAAGTACCCCGTAAATATAACTGTTAATGCAATAGATCCAGCCCGTCTTACAAATGCAGTTTATATTAATGTTCAAATTCAAGAACACAATAAATTTGGTGTGGTGGTTAAGAAGTAGTTTTGAATTTGTCGAGTTATAAATAAATATAGAAACTAACAATGCGCTTAAAATCTTTCCAAGAATACATTAATTCGAGTTCCATTGATGAAGCACTCCATCCAAGTCAAGCTAAATCTTATATTAAAGCATGGAAAGAAGCTGGAGGTGAAAAATTCTATCAGGATATATTTGGAAAGAAGGAAAATGGAAAACCCAAATACAGACTTTACTTAGAACTTAAAGAATCCGAAGAACAAAAACAAAAGATAAGTAAAGATGTTAGGGATAGAATTAAAAAAGCCTTAGAATATACAAATTATGAAGTTGAAGATTTTAACCAAAACCTAGCAGTTTCGGATAAAAGAACAACAAGTATTGTAAAAGTTTTAATGAAAGATAGTGGTCTTAAAAAGAGTGATATAAATGTTCAAAAGTTAAAAAGTGATTACGAAAAAGAACTTAATAAGAAATCAACTCAAAGAGATAAAAGTGATTATCTTGTAGTTATTTCACGCCATCCATACGACATTGCAGGAATGAGCACCCATTTATACGGTGAAGAAGATGAAAGAGGTTGGACTTCATGCATGAATTTAAATACTGGAAGTCAAAAATTTTATATAATGGAAGATGTTAAAAAGGGAACAATTATAGCTTATTTAATTAAAAAAGATGATTTGAACATTAATAACCCCGTTGCACGGGTTTTAATAAAACCATACGTCAGTGAAGACAGTGAAGAAATTGCTTTATTTAGGGATTATGATAATGAAATTAAAGGAACCCCTGTTAATGGCTTTAAAGAGACAGTTGATGCATGGCTTGAAAAGAATCAAAAACTAAGTAAAACTAGATACGAACAGCTTAAAGGACTGTATGATGAGGGAAGATGTGCATATAATCCAGATACTCCAATTAAAACTGTATTAAGTGATTTTGTTGAGGGAACTTTTGAAATAGATGGAAATACAATTAATGTTAAAGGAACTGTTAATTTATCAAACCAACCTGAAGTTTTTAAAAAAATTACAAAAAACTATAAATTTGGATATGTTAGTGGTGATTTTCACTGTATTGAAAATAATCTAAAAACTCTTGAGGGTACCCCTAAAAAAGTTGGCGAACGTTTTAGTTGTGCTGACAACAAACTAGAATCACTTGAAGGTGCTCCTAAAAAGATTGGGGGTAGGTTTGATTGCACCCAGAACAAAATAAGTTCTCTTAAAGGTATGCCTAAAGAAATTAAAAATGATTTTTTTTGTGAAGACAATAGATTAACAACTCTTCAAGGTGCACCCGAAAAAGTCGGAGGTAATTTTAACTGTAGGCGTAACGATTTAAGATCCCTTGAAGGTGCACCTAAAAAGGTCGGGGGTTACTTTGATTGTTCTATGAATCCTAAAGATTTTAGAAAAAAAGATGTTGAAGCTGTTTCTGATGTTGAAGGTCTAATAGTAACTCAATAAAAAAAAACAACTATGAAAATTAAAAGTTTTGAAAATTACATAGCAGAAAAGCGAAGAAACCCCGATAAAAATGTACAAGATAAAGTAAGTATTGTTGATATTATTCAAAAAATAAATTTAGAAGATAATTTGAAAAACTGGTTTTTATCATTTAGGGATAAACTGACCACCAATTTTATAAATTACAATACAGCATATAACACACCAGCGGGATACTATTCATATCCAGCGGTAAACTATTTAAGAGAGACTGGAGTAGACAAAAATTTAAGTCTAAAACCGTTTATAGATATTTATAATGTAATAAAAGGATATGAATTAGTTCCTAAAAAACTTATTGAACCAAATTCAAAAGTTATTAAGCAAGTACCAGAAGTAAACTTATTAGAAATAAAAAATATAGATAATATTTTAAGTGAAGTTTATGAGAACTTCCAAAATGAAGTATTAAAAATAAAAGGGGTTTCTCCATATAAAGATTTGTATAAAACTTTACTTGAAGATTATAAAAAAACCTTAAATATATTAAATTTTGAAGATACCAGTACAAACTCTAGGAAAAGAAATCTTTATAAAGAAATACAAAGTTTAGGTGGTAAACGTAAATATTTAACTGCCAACTTAAAAGATTTAGACTTTTCAAATTTTAGTTGTGAAATAAGTTTTCACATAACAACTGAAGATAATGAAAAAGTTTTTGTATCAAGTTATCCATATGATGATTATACAGGAATTCCAAATCTATTTCTGTTAAAACTTTATTTTGATAAGACTTATAGCTTACATGAAAGACAGAAAGGTATAAGTCGAAATTTAAAAAAAAGTTATAAAAAGATTATCAAAGATTATTTTGATGTAATCCAAAACTATTTTAATTTGAATGAAAAAGTTATTAAAATATTATCATCAAAATTAATTAACAGATTTTTCTTTGATTATGTGGCATCAGATGTATTTCCTTTTGTTCCCAGTTCAAATTACATAGAATTTATAAAAATTAAAAAAGATGATTCAATTATATCATATGGTTCAGATAAAGAAACCGTTAAAAATTATTTAAACAAAATTTCTAAAGAACTTTCAAAAAAAGATTATGAATTCGATCCTAACTTTTTAAATTATATAGATGACCCTATATCTGAAGAATTTAAAACCACTATTAGAAGATTAGAAAGTTTTGAACCTGTTGCTCATAACTTTAAGTTGCCCTATATTTATGAAAAGCTTCATGATCTCATTGAAAATATTGAAAACGGTGAAGATGAATACTATGTTCCGTTTTTGTACACAGCCGTCATGTTAGTTAGTCATTATGTGGAATCCAATAGTCCCGTAAGTCGAATCAGTTCAAGTGTTTTTAAGAAAGCAGGAATAAATGGCTTTATAGACTACGGAGATGAAGAATCATTTATCCATCCAAATGAGCCATCACAAGCACTCTTTTTAAGCAGTGATATAGTAGAAGAAAGACAGGTTGTAAATATTGCAAATTATGGGTAACTTAAAAAGTTATATCTCCATTATCATCTTCGTCTTCTAAAACTGCATCTTCATCATAGTCAGTATTTCCATTTTGACCATTAATTTTTGAAAGGTCAATACTATCTTTTAGTGAACTTTTATCATTGTCGTAATTTCCAAATACATAAAGATTATCTTCTTTTTTCCAATTTAGAATTTCTTTTTCAGCAAAAATACTACAATATTACTTTTCAATGAACTGAAAGTGTAAAACAGTAATCTGATTAAATTTAGCAGTTAGGCTCTAATGGAAGATTGTTATTTGTGTTTTGATTAAATTCTTTTTCAGAATCGGGTATTTCTTTTCTAAAAATACTATCCATCCAATTTAAACAAACACAAGCAAGTTGACAAACTTCTTCATATCTTTTAGATGGATCAGGTTCTGCAATAGCTTCTGATAATTCTTCAATAGCTATGTGCGACCATGATAGATTTCCCTCTTTTTCAGCTTTACCAAGAAGATATTTTGCTCTTTCTTCAGAAGGAATTTCATAATAATTATGAATTCTATCTTTTTCAATATTTCTACCTGAAGTTGTAGAAGGATGATCTTTTATCCCCCACTTTTCTATTTGTCTTTTTAATTCATTTTCTAAATTTTCAATGTGCTTATTAATCATAAAAGTTATTTGTTTTTGTTTTTAAATATAGTTAAAAGTATTTTGATTACTACAGCTAAACCAACAATAGATACTACTATTAATAATAATGTTTCGTGGTAAAATATCATACTATTCTTTTAGTTAATGGAAATTAAATTAATGTAATAATGAAATTTTGTGTGTCTAGCAGTATAGCTTAAATTTTAATAAAAGTTAAAATCCAAAAAGGAACAAGTAAAATAGAGTCTAACCAAAAAGAAGGTGACTTTATTAAGTTCTTATTCTTTATATCTTCGGCTATATAAATCAAGTTATGATTAGTTTTTTCATTTGGGTGGAATATCCAATCCCTTATAACGGTGTATAAATTATGAAAAAACATTGAAATTCCAATAATAAAGTAGATTCCGATTATGGTTAGTATTATACTAAACATTTTTTACATATATATTTTTAATGTTAAAAAGATTTTAAGAACTTGTAAATATCCCGACTGTTCTGTTCTCTAACCTGTTGCTTGATGCTTTTACTGTTTTTGCCGTCTAAAATAGAAAAGATAATTCCCATCCAAGATATTAAACCTTCGCGATTCAAGCGTTCTTTAAGCCAAAGGGCTAAAGGTTTGCGACTGGGTTTATCTATCCATTGAGCATATTCGGATGTATGATAAACTTCCTCTAAAACCCGTTCTAAAGTTTCAACTAGCCAATTGTAATAGTTTTCTAATTTACGAATTTCATTTTGCCTTTCAGGAAAACAAGCAATGAATTCTTCAACTTCTCCCTGTTTAACAATATCCATAATTCGCCATTCAGCCTGAGAAGTAGTGAGATGATGAGTGGCAACATAGGCTGGATTTTTTATCTTTACCCTGTCAAAGTTTTTGTCAACAACTACATATCCTTCATCATCAAAAGGAAGATTGGATGCTGCCTGTTCAATTTCTTGACGATTTAACAAATCATAAGAAGCAGGAGGATAAACTCCCAGATCTATTTCTGCTACATGCCTAACAATTTCAAGATTTTGTTCTTGATTGTTAAACAAATCTCTTATTGTTAAAAGATAAACTTGTGAAGTGGGGTGCGGTGTTACAATAATATTGTAAGGTGTACAAAGCTCAAATACATAGGTATATCCTTTTTGTAACTTTTCATTTTTTAGGCTGTTCCATGAGAGACCCATCCTTTCAAGAGCGTACTTAAAAAGACTTTCAAAAGAAGAAAAGTTAGTAGATGCACCTTCAGCATTGGCAGTTCGAGTGGTTGCTACACACCAATCATCAATAATCCAATCATAGTAAATATGAATCATTGTTCCATCATACTTTTTCAAAACACTTACACTACTCCAATCCAAAGTAGCAGCATGTTTTTCACCAGCATTAAAAAATTTATAAAGTGGAAAGGACATCACATTTAATGTTTCCTTTTCAAGAACCAATCCACGACACTCATGAGTTGCTGGATTATCAAAGTCCGATTCAAGTTGATTATAGGCAAGTATAATCTTGTGCCCGTAATCTCGATATTCAACTCCCAACTCACTAGTTGCTTCATCAATTCCTTTCTCTTGAATAAGCTTTTGTATGTTTAGCATAAACCTGTGTGTAATTGATTTTTAACTTGTTGAAATCAAAGATAAAAAATAATAAAGCCAATGTCAAGTATTAAAAAATTGTTTTATTTTATAGAGCCCTTTCCTGAAATTTTTGCATCTTTTTTAAGTTCTTCTAATGATACTTTTTCAGAATTTTCATAAAAATTTTTCTATAAAGTTTTGTCATTATGAGCTTTGAAAAGCTTTAATTGATTTACAGTTCTTTGAAGTGGATATTTAGAGAGTTGACCTTCCCATGATTTATAAAGTGTGAATTCAGAATTTTTATTTTTTTTCTTAAGATTTTCTACTATAGACATTATCTTATGTAAATTTGATAATTCTTTTGCTTTTTCATAATTAATTTGACCCAATAAAATATCATATCCATCTTTATTTGGTTCCATTACAATAACAAGTCTTGGTTTTTTTAACTTGTCATCACTAAATTCTATATTACTAATATGCCAATGTCTATATTTGGGATCTAAATTGTACATTTTGATTTCCTCTTGGTCTTGTGTAAGCAAGTATATTTTTCATAGAACCAACTTTAAACCCCTTTACTGGCATCTCTAATTTACCATTCTAATATTTTTCATTGAGTTCATTAAAAAGTTTTTTTAAGTATTCGTTTTTAAGAAATTCTTGTTTTTTATTTTTTAAAAGAGATGATGTATTACTTTCATTAACAAACTCTGTAAAAGTTTTTAGTTTATAGTAATTCATAAAAGTTTTTTTATTTATTTTTTTCACAAAATAAAAAACCCCACTTTAATAATGGGGTTTATGGCTTATACTAAAGTTGGTATCTAACTATTATTATGTTTCTACATTATATTCATCTAAAAATGTATTCATTATTTTTTCTTCGTATTCTCTAGCTACCCCTACCAGAGCGTCTACAATGGTATTCTTTGTACCGAAGTTGTCGGTTTCTATACCGAATACTACTAACTCTTTTACAAAGGGGTATGCAGATGTTATACTAAGGGTTGCTTTTTGATCTTCTGGGAGGTAATCTTCAAAAGGCATTTTAATAAATTCACCATCAAAGTTGTAAGATGATTTATCTCCTTTCTTGTTTTCAAGAACTACCTTACCTGTTATAAAATAATCGAATTTTTCACCTTGTTCTGGACCTATTTTAGGATTGGGTGCAGCATAGTCGGATAGTATACTTATTCCTAATTCATCTTTAATAAAACTTGGTTTTACTTCAACTTCTTTTTCATTATATTTAGAAAGCCTATCATCCCAAAAATTTTTACCTAGTAAATATTTTTTACTAAAGGCATTTCCACCAGCACGCTTGCTTTTACGAGAAATCCCGGGGCTGTTTAGCTGGCGCTTAATTTTATCATGTCTCATTTTATCATGTCTCGCAATGTCATCAAGAGTATTCTTCTTGCTTATTTTTGCATCTTGAATACGAAAACGATTTCTTTTTTCTTTTACAAATTCACGTATCTCTTTTAATTCAGATTTAGTTTTTCCCTCTTCAGCTATATTATATAGGTAGTTAGTTCTTATATAAATAAATTGTGATAACAAATAAGCATCCAGTACACTTTCTATATTTCTTTCTACGGTGTCTATTTGACGATATATAAACATAGTTAACGCCTCAAGGACATTTTCATTCAAAGAAAGGGGTTGATTAACACCATAATATTCACCATCTATTTTAATACGTTTCCGTTCTGGAAGATGAAGATAACCCCCTGCAGCAGAATAAATAGCATCTACTAATTTATCAATAGGTTTATCCATAAAATTTTCATTCATTTTAGTAAATTCAGTAAATGATGGAATTTTACCTTCTTGTAATTTTGTGTTTCTATTCATAATTGTTGTTTTTTTTTTTTATTTATTTATTTAAAAATTGTTAAAGTTTAATATCTGAAAAGTAAGCTTTGTCTATTAATCTATCCAGACTATCTTCATCGAGATCCGCTAAGTAATTTAATGCGATAACACGCGCCTCTTTACTTTTAACTGCTTTATTGCTATCAACAAGTTCTAAAAGATAGTCAACCATTTTTTTAACTGCATCTACTCTTATATCTAAATCAAAAGCAAGATCTTTCTCACTCTTATATTCAAAAGAACCATAATCTGTTCCAACATTCATTTCAAAATAGCTTTTAAAACCTGAATGAAATGAATCAGGTCCAAAATGACGATTTTCACTAATAAATTGGTTAAATGTAGGTAATTTTGTTTTTCTATTCATAATAGTTTTTTTATTTATTTATTTCACAAAATAAAACCCCACTACTAAAGTGGGGTTTGCAAATGACATTAAAATTAGTTTTACTTAAAAATCCTCAACCATTCCTTCTTCTTCAGATTCAGAATTTTTGCCTGTAGCATTATCAGGGTCAAAAACTTTGTATTCTGTTACGCGGCGCTCAAAGAAGTTTGTTTTGCCTTCGAGTCCGATGTTTTCCATAAAGTCAAATGGATTTTTAGATCCGAACATTGGTTCCAAGTTAAGATCATCCAAAAGCCTGTCAGTTACAAATTCAATGTATTGTTTCATTAATTTGGCATTCATGCCAATCAAATTAACTGGAAGTGACTCGCTGATAAATTCTTTTTCAATTTCAACAGCTTCTGAAACAATTTCATGAATTCGAGATTTTGGTAGCTTAAATTCATCTTCAATATGATTATTGTAAAGCATACAAGCAAAACTTGCATGTAGTCCTTCATCACGTGATATAAGCTCATTAGCTTGTGCCAACCCAGGTAGCAATCCACGTTGTTTCATCCAAAAGATTGAACAGAAACTACCTGAGAAAAATATACCCTCTACAACTGCAAATGCAATTAATCGTTCAATGAAGTTTTCGCTTTCAATCCATTTAATTGCCCAATTTCCTTTTTTCTGAACAGAATCAATGTTTTCAAGTGCTTGATAGAGTTGTTGTTTTTCGTTTTCTTCTTCTATGTATGTATCTATGAACAGTGAATATACTTCACCATGAATTCCCTCAATAAAAATTTGTGAAGCATAAAAATTACGGGCTTCAGGATACTGGACTTCATTGTAAAAGTTTACAGCAAGGTTTTCATTAACGATTCCATCAGATGCTGCAAAAAAGGCAAGTATATGTTTTATAAAATAACGTTCATTGTCATTAAGTTTTTCACGCCAATCTTTTACATCGGTTTCTAAATCAAGTTCTTCAGCAGTCCAGAATGCAGCAGTTTGGCGCTTATAATAATCCCATATGTCGTAATGTTTGATTGGAAAGATTACAAATCGATCTTTATTTTCTTGTAAAATTTTTGGTTTGTTGTCTTGTGTCATTTTCATAATTTTAGTAGTTGATTTTTTTAATTTAGTGAATGATTTTCAATCCAGTCTTCATCAACAATAAGAAACTCTTTGCCCATTCTATTGCATAGGGCTTTAGCTGCTTTCATTTTTTCATTGTTGATAAGATATTGTTCTAATTGATAATTGTAATTTTCAAGTTTCTTTTTTGTTTTTCGACCTTCAAAAACTGGTTTGTAAATTTTGCCATTTGGTAATGTGTGAGGATAATACTTTTTCGGTTTAATTTCAACTAGGTAATCTTGTGTATTACCATCATCATATTGAACACGCATTAAAAAGTCTGGATAGTATTTAGCTTCTTTCTTTTTTATAGGATGAAAATACTTTATTTGAAGATCTGGTTCCGAAGTCCATGCAATAACACGTGGATGTTTATCAACATAACGCATGAACCGATGTTCCCAACTGGAACGAAAAATTATATTATTTTTTTCACCAATATACTTATCGGGGTTTTCGGGATGGAAATATCCTTGTTTGGTATTTCCAAACTTTTTAGGGGGGTTTGGATTTGTTTGGCTTTTGGAACTCAAATTTTTGGATTCTTTTCATATTTATTTATGATTAATTATTGTTGTTGTATGCTTCCCGGCTAAAGGGCGGTTCGGGATCAATTACCAAAACTTCATCATAAGTCAGCCTATAGAGCTGGTAGACTAAGCGGTCGATCTCTTGTTCTTCGGCAGTTGTATCACGATCTTGTGTCTTTTTGGTAAGTATGCTATTGACACGAGCTGCTAGATAAGCCTGTAGCTCCTCGTTTGGAATAACTATAGGCAGTTCCTTCAAGTACCGCTTTGAGTAAGAATAATAGCCACCCCGGAATAGGCTAGAATGATACTGTAGATAGGTTTCCAGCAATTTGCTATTAAGCAGCGCTACCAAACATTCATAGGAAATACCCGCATCCTGTCTTAGTACGATGCCATACCCGCCTGCGTTGCCACCCCCTACGAAGCGGTACATCCCCTCTCTATCCGGCACCATCGCTGCTCCCCTGGCCAACACCTGTGTCATGATTTTAGATTGACCAAAAGCCGCAATGTTTTGTGTCCTACCAAACCCATACCAGCCTTCATGATCCATTTTCCCTTGCTCGCGGCCTCGTAGTTTCTCTTCGCAGCGGCACAGATAATCCCATACAAACGGATAGTTTTGCTGGAGCTCATTTGCCGGGATCAAACTGGCGCGGTTGCCATTGATATGGTAGGGAAAAATAATGCACTGATTCTGAAAATCTACTTTGTAGCGTTGAATCTCGCCGCCCCGAAGCAAGGGGCGCATAAATTCGTCTTCCAGTGCTACATGGGCTTCCAGGTATTTCGAATAATAATACCCTTGCTTTGTCTTTTCTAGTATATATATAGGGTCTGCACTCGTTTGGAGTCCCACAAAAATATCATCGGTTAATCCCTCTAAGGTAACTCCCATTCTTTCCATCTTGCTAAACACGGGCCTCTTATCAGGAGGAATAAAGTACCAATAGCCCTCTGTCAGCTTAGAAGTATTATCAGTAAATTCTTCTATAGTTTGATGATCAATACGAGCGTCATTGATATAGGCAATAAAGGTTTCTTTTGAAGGATTGCTGCCGAAGCTTGTATATTGATAGCTGTTTTGAGAGGAGCTTTTGAGATGAAGAATACAGGTATAATTTGTTGAGGACTCAAACATTTGGGCAGCCTTGAAATCAAGCACCTTATATAGCCATCGATTCCTCCATATCAACTTGCGTATACCCAAGCCATAGTCTGCATTAAAAAATTTGGTCGGTAGTATAAATACAAGATCCCCTGTATTATCCAAAAGCCTCATGCTCCTTTCAATAAAGCAGACGTAGATGTCATAGGAGTTTGTCGCTGATTCGTAAGAGGAACTTAAATGTTGCTTTGTGTATTGAGGAATGTCTTTTGTCCTTATATATGGGGGATTTCCGATCACTATATCAAAACTGTTTACTTTTAACTTATTCATAAAATTGTTCTACATTATATCATCTATTCCAATATGACCTTTTGGCTTTTTAGAATTTTTATCATTCATGTCCATTGTTAAAGCATTTTCAACAATAAAAGTTTGGCTTAAGTCTGGAAAATAAGATATTCCATAATTTATTTCATTATAATCAATTTCTTGTTCTATAAGCAAAGAAAGATAAAATCTAAGTTTACAAATTTGAACTGCCATCGGCTGAATATCTATACCATATAAATTGTTTACTAAAATAAAAAACTTTCTTGAATAATCTAAACTTTTATTATTTTGGTTAAAAGTTTCTTCAATTAAGTTTAATCTTTTATCAATATCTAAACTTGTGGGTTCTGGAAAATCTTTATCATATCCTTCGGCTATTTCCTGTTGACACCTTTTCCATAGTGTATTATCAGAATCAAGAACTTTAAGAACCTTAACAAGTCTTTGAATAACTCCAATAGGAAAAGCACCAGAACCACAAGCAGGATCAAGAATTTTTAACCTACTTATTATTCTTACTAATTCTTCTTTATTATTTTCATTTTTAAAACTATCAACTTTTTCATGTACAACTAAATTTCTAATAGAATCTTCATGATAACTTGTTTTTTCAGAAAGTTGTTTAACAATTGATTCATTTACCATATAATTTACAATTTCTTTGGGGGTATAGAAAGAACCAGACTGTTTCCTAGCGGTTGTCTTTGTTTCGGGATTATACTGTGCTAGTAAATTTTCAAAAACGGTTCCTAGTACTTCTGGGTCTAATTCAGAATCTGATTGTGATACTTCTTTTTCATTTGTTAAAAAAGAATATTGACTGAGCAAGTCAATGATACCACTTTTGTTATCATTGAAAAACAGTGTATTTGGAATATGTGTAGAATCTAGTTCTGATGGGTTATCATAAAGAAACTTTGAATTATTAAAAAGTTCTGTATCTAAATAAGGTATTTTGTTTAACAAGCTTTCAAAATTTTCAATATCTAAAAACAAGTCTTTACTTTGAACTATAGCATATTCACTAAGATTTGTTTTCATCCCATTAAAAAATACATTTTGTAAAATTCCGTTAAAATAACCAGTATCATTACTACTAGCCTTTAAAATAGTATAAATCTTTTGTTTATCAAATAAGTCGCTTGAAATAATTTTTAATTCCTTCAAAAACCATAAGTAAGTACACTGAATAATAATTTCAGTAAGAATATCTTCAGTGTTTAGATTATTTGAAACTGTTACTTTATTGTAAGATTCTGAATACCACTTTTGTAACTTGTTACAAAAATTTTTTACTGTGTTGTTATTCATAGCTATTTAATTTTACGACTTAGTGAGAATTAAATTTTTTATTATTGTTGTTTGAATCAAATTAAAAGCTAATGCGGAGGAGGTAGGATTCGAACCTACGGTGGCTATTAACCACACCTGCTTAGCAGGCAGGCGCCTTCGACCACTCGGCCACTCCTCCTTATAATTTATTTCCAATCCGATGTTGACGTTCTAATTACGGCTAACTTTGCTTGGAGCCTTAAAGAAATTTAAAACTTGAACTTTTATACTATCTTGTTTATTCTTGAAAAAGTTCTATTTTCATTTTAATTCACCCTTCTTTAGGAAATTCTTTAACTTTCATATCTTTCAACAAGGGAATATCTTTATGAGATATATCCACTTCTTGACCATAGGTGGTAGTTAAAACTATACTATTCACCCATTTTTCTAATCCCCCACCCATCGGAGAACCAGATGCTTTATCATAACTACGGAATAACTGAAGAAGTTTACCTAAAGTTAAGTTATCCTTAGATACTCGCATTCCACGAGTTCCTTGATTATCCGATACCCGCATAAATACGTTATACTTATCTTTTCGGTTGAGTTGAACTTTTTGATTATTACTTTCAGTAAGTTTACTAAATTTATTAAGTGATGGAATTTTACCGTCTTCTAGTTTGGCATGTTTATTATTCATAATTTTATGTTTTTTTTTTTATTTATTTGTTTGAATATAAGAATAGGATTCTTCAATTATACTTTTTTTGAAAAGTACAGCTTGTAATTCTTCATTGGGATGAATAAACCATTTTTTATTTTCAGAATCTCTAAATCCATCGATTCCTAATTTAACAAAAGTGTTTGTTATTTTTTTAGGATCGTCTTTATTTATAGCATTTAGTGATGCTAGTACAAAAAACCAAACAGCATTACCAGCTAATTCTCCATCATAATGAATAATGTCAAAAAGCTGTCTTTTATATTTTTTATCTAATTCAATAAAGTTATTTGAATTTATTATAGATCGAAGATTATCTTTATTTTCTGAATCATTATAGTAATTAATAGCGTACTCAATAAAACTAAAAACATTTTCGTCATTTGTAATATTATTACTTTCTAAATGTTTATAAAGCTTGTTTAAATAATATTTTACATCTTTAAAACTTGTATTCCAAGATAATATATTAGCATTACTTTTTACTTTTATAATTTGAATTATATTACCAGGTCCATAAGGAAATACTCTACTATGAATATCAAAATCTTTATCATATTTTTTAGAAAGATCTAACAACTCTTGATAAATTGTTTTTGAACCGTGTTTTATTGCGTCTAAAGGATAACAATAGTATCCAGCGGGCGTGTCATATGCAGTAAAAGGATTTGTAAAAGTTACAGTTTTTTTTTTCGCGAAAAGAAAGATACCAATTAGTGGGATCATCTTTTATATAGCGTTTTAAAAAACTGCCCAAATCTTCTTTTTCTAATACATTTAAATCTGGGCGTCTGCGTTTTTCAGATAAATATTCGTAAAAGCTTATAATTTTCATTAAGAATAGTTTTACTTATTTATTTTTTTAAATTTTGCCTACCACGTTGTTATCTTCATCATATGCTACAATAGCAGCATGACCGGGGCGTAAAGGCAAAAGAACATAAGTCCAGCCATCTGTTGCACGAAGACAAGTATATCCATCAATTGTGGTATCGAATGACAAATCATCATTATTGTTTGCCATTTTATTTAATGTGTCTTCAGCTTTTTTATGGCTGAAGATATTTCCTTCGTTTTTTGTGGCTTCGTTACTGGTAAACATAGCTGTTTTGAATTGTGGTTTAACTAATAAAAAGAACCCCAACCTACACTGAGGTTGGTATTAAAACATTATTAGAGGTACTTGCTTAAAGTAGCATCTGCAGCCTCTTCTGTTTAACCACCTAGAATGGTGGTTAAACAAATCTTGATTTCTCATTGGTTGGTTTTTTTCCTACCAACTTTCTACCCCTAATATAGGTAAAAAGAAAACAGGAGTCAAGAGGTGGTTCCAGAAAATTTTAATTTTCTTTTCTTAAAACTTAATTTTGACCATAAAAAAACCCCTCAAAAGCTTCGCTAAAAGGATTAGATGTTAAAATTCCCTCGCACTAAACTTATGATAAGTTAATCGTTAAAAGTTAATTTTTGAGGCGGGTGGAAAGATAAAAAAAATCCCCCGACTGAGTTAGACGGGGGAATAAAAACAGGTGCACCTATCCTTTAAGTTGTAAACCCGGAGTGCTCAATTCTTGGTGCTTTTGGCGGGCAACTTCTTGCACTGCTTAGAATTGTTCTAAGGAAATATAACCCTGATAGTTGTTATCCCTTTCTGCACCATTAACAATGATTTCTGCTTTGCGGTGTAAGGAGCCGTTATTCCTAAAGTAAATAGCGTCCAAGTAGAGAATGTTTGTTAAGAGGTAAAATGTTGAATTGCCAAAATTGCAGCAATAACAATTGCTACAGTAAAAGATATATAAGCAATAACCGAAATTACCCAAGAAACAATATCACTTTGTATGTCAGCATAGTTTAATAAGATGCCCCATATGACTTGTTGGAAAAACCAAACTACAATAGAAATACAAATAATTAACGCGGTAATCATAATAAATGATGGTTAGATGTTAGAAATTATTGTTGGCCTTTTTAGCTCCGCCAACTTTCTACCTTCTAATTTAAGCAAAAAGAAAATGTTTGTCAAGCGATGGAACCAAAAATTTTAAAAACCAGACATTTCTATTACACCAAGCCAGTTTTCGGTGTAACTTTTACTTAAAATAACTTTTAATCTCCACCACAAACACAATCAACATCCAGTTGATCTGTTGAAAATATATCTTCACCTGGAAAAAGCATGTTTTCAGCAAGTATTTTCAAATTTTCTAAACTATGATCTTTGTTAAAAGTTCTTCCTACTTTATTTTCCAACCCTATCCATTCGTTTGCCACTTCAGGATATTGCGACATAATACTTAGTATTTTTCCTTTTCCTTTTAAGAAACAAAGATTACAATTCTTTAATAATTCATCGGTTTCTAAACGAAAGTTTTGTTTTTCCCAGAACGATTCAATATAACTTTTATCAACGTTAGAATAAAAGAGCGGCAAAACCAGTTGTTCTAAATCAGTATCAAACTTACTTAACTTAGATTTTCTAGTGGGTTCGTCTGAACGGAGGCCCACAACTTTCTGCCATTCATCATAACCAAAACTTTTCATGAAACGTTGAGCGGTTTCAACTTTTAACTTTTGAGTACAGATTCGATGCTTAGGATTGGGAAGGTAGGCATTTTCTTCAATCATTTTCTTAAAAGGATCACCTTTCACCGATGCAGTATGATAGTCCACTTCCCTAAAACTGTTTTCACATTCTGGATCATATTCAAGCCAGCGTAGTGGTAACCCCCAATATTCTTCTTGCTTATGCAAAAATTCTAAAGTTTTGGGATCTTCAAAGCCAGTATTCGTAAAAACTATATGATCATTTTCTCTAAGCCCTGCTAATAAAAATTGATAAGTAAGAAAAGCACTTGTTTCTCCGCCTGATGTTAATATGAGTCTAGGCATCTCTTTTTCTACTTCTGGTATGTTGATTTCAGTGTTCATAGTAATTTTGAAATATTATTAGGTCTTGTTGAAAATATGAAGTTGTAGTGTAAACTTGCTTTTTATTGTTAGATAGATAAAAAGTTATTTGTTCTAAGTTATTTTCTTTTTTCAAAAGTTCTAAAATATGTTTTCCATTAAATGAAATTCCATTAAAAGAAGTATCAACTTCTAATATAGGAATAAAAGAAGAATAATAAAAGTGTGTGTGTCTAGAATATAGCCCCGGTCTCATTTCTAACTTGTTGTTATAAAGTTTTAGTTCTACTAAGTAAAGAGTAGAATCTAAGTAAGGCAACAAAAGCTGTAAAGCTTCTTTTAACTTTTTGGAACTCAATTTTATAGAAGTTGAAAGATTGATGTTAGTAAAAGATTCAATAGGGGGATACTTATAACTACTGGAAATATTGCTCCATTGATAAGGGAAAGATTGAATTAACCAATTTAAAGGAGTGCAGTTACTATTCCAGTACAAATAAATCTTTTCTTTTGCTTTAGCCCTTATTTTATTTATATCTTTTTTGGGTATAATAAAACTTGTTTTATTGTCTATTGGTGTTTTTTGATATTCTGTTATTAGACGCAACTTTTGTCCATCTGTAGCGCCCACAACAACTTTATTATTATCTACACTAAAGTAAACGTTTTGGCAAGCTGGACGAGTGTTATCTATTGTTGTGAAAGGGTATACTTTATCTAAAACATTAGAATCTATAAAAACACTTCCATCATATTGGTAAGGTTTATCAATTTTTCTATAACTTATTTTGTTTTCTAAAATATTTTCTGTGTGTTCTGAAATATAACCATCTTTTAAGTTTAAGTAATCTACTTCTTTTGGAATATTTTCTAATTTTTCAAAGTTAGTAATAAAGTCTTGAAAATCTGATTTAAAAGTTGCTTTTACATTAATAGAAAAAATTAAGTTATTGTTTTTTAGGCAGTCTAGCCAGAATAAATTATGTTGTTTTCTATACCGCCAAGAACCATCTATTTTCTTGATGGCTTTAATCCAATCTTTTTTATTTAATATTATACGTTTTTTACTAGTTGAATTAACTTTTGTGGCGGACATATCTAACTTATTTATTACAGTATTTCATCTTATTACAGATACGATTTATTTTCTTGTAAAGTTTTATTATTAACCCAATCAACTAAAAATTTTCTTTAATTTTTTTTAAATTTTTTTTCTCAAAATTTAAAAAAATATTTTCTAAATCTTTAACACAAAATTTCACTTTTTGGGGATTGGGCTTATATTCGCCACAATACCTTTCAGAAAGTGGTATTCTCATATCGCCTACAAGCTTTCTATGACATAAAACCACCATAGAAATAAATGAGAAGACATGTTTTTCATCTACTTCGTGTTCCAATTCTAAATCCCACAATACATATTTTTTAGATTTATCTAAAACATAGAAATGACGATTAGGTCCATCAGATCCATAAAAAATACAAATAACCTCATGAGCCAAAGTTAACCATTCAATTAATCTGTTTAGTTTACTTATAAAACTATGTGTTTTATTATACTCTTTCATGAGAGGATCATCGGATGAGATTAAGTCCATTGATATACTATGTAGTTGTTTTTTTAATTTTTCATTTTTGTATGATAAAAAATTAATTAAATGTGGTTGCATAATTTTGAATTATTTTGATCTGGAAGCGAGTCTCTAATTAAAAAGATTTAAAAAAGCATCTTGATTTAGATTTTGCAGCGATAAATCGATATCAGCATCTTCAGGGCTTTCTACTAAAAAGTTATTTTTTCCAGTTTGTAGTAATTCCCTAAGAGTCATTTGGCTTTTTAGCTTTTGTTTTAGAGCATTCATAGCTTTTATGCTTTTACCGTTAGTATCAGAAACTGGCAGGTTACCAAAATCACCATCATACAAATAAAATTTACTCGTTTCTGAATCTTGAACAATCAATCCAGTAATTTTTTGCTTTTTAGACATGGTCATTGGCAGTGCAAACTGGAGATTTTCGGTTTGGATTAATCCCTCTCTCTTAAAGTTGCGAGGGTAACCACCTAATATATAGTAAGATGAATTCAATTCTCCATCAAAAAGGTTAGTTAGAACCAAAGCCTCCCATTCAACCCCAGGTTGCCAAGTTAGATATTCACAAGCACCCTGGGGCGCTCGGGTTATATCACCCGAAAAAGAAAGCCCCAAATCATCATCAACCCAATCACTATTCCATCCTACTTTGGTAAAATTATTACATCTATCTTTGGTTAAGGCACTGAGGTCTAAATCTACTATATTATTTTTTTCGTGCCAATAGACTCCGATACATAAACCTTCTTGGTCAGCGGAGAGAGAAAAAGAACTACCCGCCGGAATTTCTCCCACAAAATCTTTTTCCGATTTAGGAAGGGCATAATCAATATGAGAAGGAATGTAAATCTTTTGATCTTTTAAACGAAACAAAAGATTACTAATTAATATACTTTCATAGATTTGATACTTTCTAGTTTCTCGATTATTAGTAGAATCTTCTTTAGCAAATGTTTTTCCATTGCGTATTTTGTAAATACGAACTGGATGTTCTTGATCTTTTAATCTTTCACGAATAGCATTTAAGGCTGAAATAACACGAAAAGTAGATTCTTTTATTATAGCTCGAGTTACCTCATCGTAACTATAATCTCCATTCGTTAGATTGTCTAAGATTTTTTGCTTTTGGGGTTGATGAAGGCTTTTGCTTTTTCGAGCTATTCGGTTGATAATAGGTTTATTATCCGAATGGGCTTTTTTAAAAGCTACCAACAATTTTTTATGACGATTAAAATTGTGGGTAGCAATTTTCTTTTCCGCTTGATTAGAAAGTTGGGGCAGGGTGTAATTAGAATTTTCTAAGGCCGATATAGTTTCTCGATCTTTAATAACTAGAGTTCGTCCTGTAGCCTGATAAATTAACACTCTTAAAATATCATCTGCTTCTTCAGGCCAAACTCCTTTTTCAGAAGCAATCCGTGCTCGTGCTTCCTTATTAGCTAATTTATTTTCTGTAAATTTATAACCCAAACCATCGAGAATATCGAGTAAATCACTTACGGTTTGGCTAGCCAGCGGCATTCCCGAATCTAGCATTTTATAGGCCCGTTCAATAACTTTTTCTTGATCTTCTATGTCAATTATCTGAACGGGTAGCTGGTTTTCTTCTTTTGTATTCTTTTCTAAGTTAGCAGGAAGATATACCAATTCAGGACGGTAAATACCCAAACTTTCAGCGCCATAGGTGGTAAGATAGTGATATAACTGATCGGCTAAGCGTTCATCTTCCGAACGGGAAAATAAATCATTCCAGCGCCGATAAAATGTTTTGCTTAGGTCATTTCCACTAATACACTGTAGAGCATAATCTTTTATCCAATCAATGTAAGGTAATGCCCGAGAAGTTGGAACCAATCCTTTCGCCAAAAGATTGTGTAATTTTTGTGGTGTAAAATCACTTTTAGAATTTACATTTTGTACGTCTTGAGTTACAGGCAGAACCTTAAAGTATTCTAAAGATTTGTTAATGGTGTTTTGTGTGATAGTCATAGCTAATAAAAATTAAAGGTGGGAAGTAATAATCGGCTTTTAAAAAAATAAGGAACTTCTTTGACCTTAAAATTAAACAGCGGAAACTAAACTAATTGCTCTTCTAAAGCGTTTTGAGGAAGTTTCTTGGCTAGAATCTAATTCCGGAGATGACCACTATATTAACTGATTATCGAATTTATAAAGGAAGTGGTTTGATCTCGCGTTTAGCGGAAAGGGAGGGATTCGAACCCCCAAGGGCTGTTAACCTCGCCCGATTTCAAGTCGGGAACAGTCGCCAATCTGCTTGCCTTTCCTTGTTCCTCCTACTCCCTTAACGAAATAGGAAGATTAAAAGTTACAAAATATCAATTAACTGTTATTCAATGTAATGCTTTTTCCTAACGGATAGAAAAAGTACAAAAGAATCATTTTCAAATTATAGTTTTCCTTTAAGTCAATCACTTTCCTCTTCAAGCATTTGTTCTTCTATCATCTGCTGTTCAATTTCATCTTGTTCTTCTTTTTCTAAACGTTCTTTGTCTTTTTTGTATTCCACATTCTCAAGTTCCTGATTCCAGAATTCTTGTTCTTTTTGATCTCTTTCTATCTGTTTGTTAATATCGAAAGGTTTATTATTCATAGTTGAAAGTTTAATTTGGATTAGAAAAATAGCGGCTGATTCGCCTATTCAAAAGCGGCTCACCGCCAACTCCAGTTCATTTAAGAGGGTGGTTTTGACCATCGGAAGCCTACACCCCAATCGCCCACTTGAAAAAGGTAAAGATTTTCCAAGTGCGAACAGGCCTGCGTGAATTCTTTATACTTGCCGTGAACGTCCCCAACTGCAATAAGCATAGCAATAATCAATTAAAAAAGGAACTTCTTTGACCTAAAAATAAACAACTAGCGGAAACTATTTCTAAATTCCAATTAGCATAAAGGAAGTTTCTTGGCTAGTTTTAATAAACAATGAAAAATAAGATGGCCACTAAATATCCCCGTCCAAATGCTAAATGTAAGGAAGTGGCTTGATCAAGTTAAAAAAAGGGAAGGAATCGAACCCCCACTTATTCCCGGGGTGCGGAATAAGCACTCACCAGAGTCTTCTTTTTTAACTCTTTTTCATTGTATTATACCACTAAGGTAAAGTAATATTTAACAATTGTCAAGTGTTAGGGAAAATTTCTTCCATAGGGTAAAGATTTTCTTTACCTACTGCTTCTACTTCTCGAACAAAATCACTTTCTTCTTTTCTCCAATCCTCCAAGGTATAGTTGTCATCTTCACCAGGAAAGTAAAGTTCCTGAATAGCAACCTCCATCATAAAGTTAAGATAAGGATTGTCTGTCATTACAGGTTCAAAGTCTTCACCTTGAGTTTGAACATACTTTTTCACTTCTTCGTAACTAGGAATAATCATATATTATCAAAATTAGTGGAACAACTATAGAAACAATAAAAATAAAAGATAAAATTACATCCAACAAGTATTGTATAATTTAATATTTTAGGGAATATATTTTTCCTCGATAATTCAAATTATGAAAGTGAATTTTAACAGATATAAATCCCATAAAAATTACAGAAGCTCAAAACGCAAATAAGCAGCCATAATCTTTACTATGGATTAGAAAAAAGTTAAAAGTATTATCAACCATATTCAATTTTGTTTTATAGTCCGTCAGGGAGGATTCGAACCCCCGACCCACAGATTAAAAGTCTGTTGCTCTGCCAACTGAGCTACTGACGGTTGTTTCTACAGGGTAAACTAACTTACCATTTGAAGAGTTTTACCACCTGCATAAAAGACCCAAACAGTAGTATTGCTTTGTCGTTGGGCACTTTTTTTAAATGCTTCTATTTTTTCTTTTTTATTTGTAAATCGAAATTTTGAAAATATAAATTTATTAAAAATTTTTGGTTTCTTTTGCTCTATTTCAATAATTCTTTTGTGCGTATTTTTATAAGCAACAATACTTGGAACATAACCTTCAATCATATCGGGGGGATCAAATCCTTCTATATTAGAAGCTCTAACATCCCAACCATCATTTTTTAACTGTTTAGCAACTGCTTTTATTCTTTCATGCTTGTTCATATTTGTTAAATAATTTATTGTTTAAGTGGGCCTGCTCGGAATCGAACCGAGAATTTTCGCTTTATGAGAGCGATGCCTTAACCAATTAGACCACAGGCCCTACCTCATTGTTAGTTATAGTTATTCTAACCGTTTAAGCTAAAAGCCCCAAAGTTCTTCATAAAGATTTTAATCAACATTTAGATTAAAACTTTTACACTTAGGGCACTTTGCATCCCTAAAACTGTCAAAGCTTGGTTCTTCTTTTTGTTCTTCTTTGTAGTCAGATTTGACCTTTTTTAGCAACTCTTTATTATTGCCTTCGTCGCCTGAATCATAACCACAATCTTCACAATACATGAACATACAATACTTTCTTTATTAAGTTATACAATTTTTCTATCCTCTAATTTAATGCTTTTATCTTTCGTTGTCAAAAGATGAGATGAAAAAATTAAACTAGATCTTAAAAAGTAATGTGGCGGAGAGGGAGGGGATCGAACCTCCAAGGGCTACTAACCCGAACCGATTTCAAGTCGGACGCAGTCACCAAGTCTGCTTGCCCCTCCATTACAGTTTTAAGCTTAGCATTCTGTAAATAAGTTTTACTTATTTTTAATAAATTACAATACCATCTTTACCCATTTCATCAAGCCGGGCAGAACTAACTTCTTCTATAATAGAAAGAAATTCTTCATGACTTAAATCATTTATTTTTACTCTTTCCGTAAGAAAATGAATTAGCATTAAAATTCCTTTAAAGCCATGCTCATTAACAACTAAAGCACTTGTTTTTTCTCCAAACATTCCTCTCCCAGAATAATCATCATTTATATAGATGTTTATTTCTTCATCAAGGAGGTCTTTTACTTGGTTTGTGATTTCCGAGTCCATAATATTTTAAGATTAAAGTTTGAATACTAGTATAATATAAATATAACACATAACTGAATACTTAGCAAGAACAAATTTAAAATTTTAATGGTTAGGCTGTGCTTTATTATTTTAAGTAAATAGCATGTAACCATTAAACAACGTGGTTGTTAATACCAGAACAAAAATTATAATCTCAATTATTTTAAGCCATGTCTTTGGTTTTTTACGAAGGGGGTTTAACATTTCCCCAATTATAGAACCTAGAATTTGTATTCCCACAATAAGGCCCACTGTGTGAATCATTTGACTTGTAATTTCCATAGAATTGTAATTTATTTATAACAATATAGTATTACCGAAATTAAAAATATTCATCAAAAGCTACTTTTAGATACGTGTCCCACATTTTTTTGGTCGTTAATTCAAAAGTCCATGAATCATGTGTGAATTGACCTTTTAAAACGTAATTATTAAAAACATTTCTGCTACTGCTTTGATTTTCAAAGTAAAGTTTTACTCCTAAATTATATTCTACAGTCCAAAAAAGAAACATTTTTTCTTTTTTCTTTTTGTCAAACTCAATCATTAATGTAGGTCCTTCTGGTTTGGTTTCATCAGTATTACTGACCCAATTTACAGATTTGATATTTATTCCTCTTTGTAAGGCTTCGTCATTAATATAAACTTCAACTTCTTCTAAACTATTAATTATATTATCTAGAAGATGTTGAAAATTATCTTCTTTGGCGTGAAAAATCATAGTGGTTAAATTATAGTCACCCCTGTTCACTTTAATGGTGTTGTTCATAGTTTTTTATTGTTTGTGTTAAAAAATTACAAAAAATAAATCTATAAAAGTTTTACAGATTTACATTTATTGGTTTTTTGGATAGGGTTACAACAGCAAAAACTATAATTTGAAATTCTTTGCTAAAAAGTGAAATGAAATGAAAATTAATTAAGTCAATCATTTCTCTTTATTCAACTAAATAAATAAAGTAGGAAAAAGATTTTTTCTTTTGATTAAAACCTCACGGCATAGCATTACTCGGATAACCAATCAAGGTAAGTTAAGGTTCCTGAATCAAGTAATGGAAGATTATACTCGTTGTGTTAATCATTACTTAGATTTGATTCTAGCCAATCAATTGCCTTTGCGGGCCACTCTAGGCAATTCTAATTTACCTATTGTTTGTAACATTGAGCATTCTAAGTATCGGAAAGCCGCCTATAAACAGGCATCCGAAATCATTCGATCTCAAAGTTCCAAAGCCAACCAGCGCCGTTATAAGCGCTATCAAAAGGTTTATGCTTACTTGATAAAACATAAGCCCAATCATCCATTCTTACAAAAGCGATTCAAAAAACTCAATCTCAAGCCGGTTCATTTAAGCAAATATTTTACTAAGCCTAATTTGAATAATGTTAATTTAAGCCTAGAGAGTGCTCTTTGTAACATAAGAAGGGGAAATCATTTTGATAACTTCGTTAAAATAACCACTCCCTACCGCAACTACAATACTAAAAACCGTTATTATACCATTCATCTACCACTTAAACAACACCGTCATTCCAATCAGTTACTCAATAGCCAGTATCAACTCAAAAATACTATTCAAGTACAAAGAAAATCAGGTAAGACATTTATTAACTTGTTTTGGGAGAAGAATGCCCCGCAGCCAATGGCTAATCCCGATTGTTCTCATATAGGAATTGACTTAGGTCAGAAGGTCTTTATTCAGACTAGTGATAATCAATCAATAGGTCAAGAATTTGATAGCCTCTATGAACAAATCACCCGTAAACAACGCGGCTCTAAGGCTTACAAGCGGAAACTGATTCAACGAGATAATTTAATCAATTATTGTATTAACCAAAAATTAGACCTAAACGGTGTGGAATTGCTTTCTATCGAAGACCTCAAACAAGTCAAGCATAAATCCAAGTTAGGCAAAAAGACTAACAACAAACTTCAATACTGGTCTTACGCTAAAACTATAAAGAAACTAGAGCAAGTTTGTAGTGAAACTGGTATCAAGTTGATGAAGGTTTCACCGGCTTATACTAGTCAGACTTGCTCTAATTGTGGTTCATTGCATCGTGAAAATCGTTCCTCTCAAGAGCGGTTTAGATGTATTGATTGTGGATATTCAACTAATGCCGATTATAATGCGGCATTGAATATCGACCGGAAAGGCTGTTACCGTACCTTTCGCCACGAAAAACAGCAAAAATAAATTCAAAGAATTTCATTTGTTGTTGTAACGGTAGAACATCATACTTTAACTTTTTAAAAAGTTCCTTTTTCCGTTAAAAAAAATATATCGGTGCTTTCTTGGTCTATCTACATAGTAAACGTTTTCTTCTCCATACTTTTCCTTGACTTGCTTCATAGTCATATTTCTAGCATAGGTTGCATGGTGTTGGTGTTCAAGTCCTTTAACTTTTGGGTCTCTGAATTTTGCACTCAATCCACAATATAAAAAATTTGTGGCTTGGTAAACTGTTCCAATATGCCCCTGTGCTATTTCGGAAAACGAAACTATTATTTCCTTATCAAGTAACTTTAATGTATTTCCTATAAGATAACTTTCAGTATTTCTTGGTGTTCCATCCTTTATCCATAGTCTTGTAAGTTCATAAACGCTGTTTGCTTCATCTTCACCACAAATTCCTCTTAATAAAGTGTTACTGCAAGAAACACCATACACCACTACTCCTAATATCTTTTGACAGGAATTACAAAAAATTCCATAAGCTCTGCTACAAGGTGGCTTTCTGTGCAAATAGTGATTATCAATTACAATTTTCATTGCAGTTTGATAATCTACTTGCTCAATAAAAAAAAGAATTTTTGGACTTTCGTTTGAAAAATTACAACCACACAAAGTGGTGTTCATAGTTTTTTATTGCTTATATTAAAAAATAGTAGTTTTATATGTTATCAAACTTTGTAAAACTAATCTGTATAATGAACAGGCTCTCCACATTCTTCTTCTTCAACGGAATCACAAAGTAAAAAGTGCATATTAACTGTATCATTATGCATTTTAATTTTCATGCTTTTATAAACCTCTACATCACCTATAGCAACATAACCGAAACTAGAGCCTAACAAATCATTTGCTATATCTTTAGCCATTTCAAAGTTTTTCTCTATATTGTCAAAGGGAGCAAGAAAACAAGAAAGTCCTTCGTGATGCACTATACCCCAACTATTATAATTTTTATTATATCTTATATCTTCAATACAAGTTTTACCACCTGTTTTGTCCATTTCTTTAATAATATTTAAAACATAATACTTTGCGCTTTCCCAATTATTTTCAAACATTTCCTCCAGCATTCTATCAGGACGCAAATCAAACCTGCTTAAAAATTCAATCCACCCTTCAGACGTTTTTCCGTAATAATTTTTAATGTCTTCCAAGTCATTATTTAATTCCTCTTCAAATTCTTCATAATCTTTAACTTTATTAAACATATCTAACAGATAACGATCTTTATGTTTTTTTAAGTAATTATAAAAACCCTTTAAATTGTCAGAATCAATATAATCATTAATAAAGTCATATTGAATACGCCAAACAACACCATCATAATTAAAAAGGGCGGCGTATTGAGAATCACTAAAAAGCCCAAGAACAGCCGATTTTAAACTATTAAAAACTCCGGGAATTTCTGAGTGATCCCCACCCAGATTCCAAGTGCTATACCCCCTTTTAATATCATTTTGAATATCATCTGAAAATCGTATAACTAAAACCTTTCCATTTACTTCTACGGGTTCATCATAAAGCTTTTCATTAACTAAAGATTCATTAATAAACTGGTTAAATGTGGGTAGTTTAGTTTTCATTACTACTTTTTCTATTTATTATTTTTTAACTAAATAAATAATAAAAAATAACTATGAACTTTTTTATTAGTGCAGAAAACGCGGGATATGCTCCAGATTCCCACCCACTATCTATTTGTGTTATGAATGAAAATCAAAATTACTTTTATGCTGAATTGTATGACTTTGATAAAAATTACGAACAAAAAAAAGTTCAAGAATGTTCATGTAACATGAAATTTGTTGGACCAACCAGACAGGATACAGTAATGAGTAATTACCATCAACTTAATAAACCTAACCTAGGAGTCGGAACAGATTTACCTATGAACCATTCAACTACTTATGATGAAGTGAATATCGCTCGTAGATATCAAAATGCAATGTCTAATGCTTTTCAAAGAGTTGCAAATGATTATGCAAACAATTATGCTTTTCAAAATTCAGGTTTTGACAAGTTTGTAAGAAATGTAGAAATTGTTGGTGAAAAAGAACAAGTTTGCAGAGAACTTACAAGCTGGTTAACCCAATGGCATAAACTTAACAACAATGCTGAAATTAACTTTATTGCAGAAGATAGTTCTAAGTCGTGGAACGCTTTTCTAAAAATTTTAGGTGGTGAGCAAAGGCTTCCTAGTTTCGTTAATAAACACTGTGTAGATCTTAAAAGTTTTTACAAAGCTAGAAGTGCTCCATATGAAAAAGAAAAAGCACTTGAAAGTTTGAACAATTCAGATAAAAACTTAATTGATGTTTTTGAAAAGAATTTTCCTTTTCGGTCTGGAAATATGCTTTATGAAGTCTTTATTTTACAAAAAAACTTTAACAGATTATTTAAGAATTTTTCTTACTAGAATGTATAGTTTATTTTAATTTCAAGCTGTTGCGAATACTATTTTCCATTCTTTCTTTCGCTTCACTGGGAACACTATGGATATCATTTGATCCATGTCGATTCTCTACTACTAGAACATGCACACGGTAATTATACTTTTCACCCATCTTTTGATAGGGCTTCATTTCTTTTTCACGAGAGTTTGTATTGGCTATTACAACTTTAGCAATACCAGAACTCAAAGCTTTTTCAGCCTCGGATTGTGCCCAATTATGTGCATCACCTAGCTTGTTAATATCAAAATCATAAGTTCCATCTTCTTTTATAAAGAAGTTATCAGCACTTATGACTTTACCACCTTGTGCTGCAATGGTTTCAGCTACAGTGGACTTGCCACAACCTGGAACACCACGCAATATGAAAAGATCACCGTTCATAATGAAATAAGTTTAAAGTTATAGAAAGCGTTGCTTGGATGAAATACTCAAAAGGACTTCAGCCTTTTCGTTAGAAACACCTTCATAGTAGAAGGGGCGAAGCATGTTATCAGCCTCCGTAAACACTTGAAGCTTTATCCAAGATTTTGGGGAAACTTGGTTTTTCATCTTTCTTTGACGCTTTGGCTTTTCACTATCAAAGTTTTTAATCTTCATGTGGTGTCCACTAATTTCAGCCACCACTTGGGGATTTGCACCCCACGATTTAATCCAATCCCAAATATCTTGGTTATTTTCAACCAATGCCCTAGCATAATTTGCATGTCCAGGCGCGGTTGGCCAACCATCTTTACCAGCACCTTTTTGATTATGTGGCCATTTACCTAGGTCATGGATAAACCCCGCCATGATAAGATCAGGGTCGTTTGTAACTTCTAACCGTCGTGTTACCACTTCAATATGAACCCTAGTGGATTCTTCGGGATGGTAATCAGGACGTTCGTAAATCTTTGAAGTTTCCTTCAATAAATTCAAGAGGGAAATTGGTGCGGTTTCAATTACGTTTTCCCAATTCATAGTCATATATTAATCGTTTAACTTCTTACCACTAATATAACAAATTAAAACGGTATTGTCAAGTAAAATTTAGTCAATTTTCTAACTCGTTTATTTTATCCTGTATAACATTGTCATAAGATAAACTATTGGTTTTATCATACACATCCCAACTGTAAGTAGTTTCCCAAAAAATATTAGGCATAGTATCAAAAACTTCACTTTGACTTGGATATCTCTTAGATAGTTTCCACTTACCCAAAAGCCCTAACCTTTTACAAATCTTATAAAGTAAATTAAATGGTTCTAAAAAATTGTTAGTGGTGAAAATTCTACCGTACAATACAGTATAATTACCAGATGGCATTTTTGAAATGCAAAAGAACTTATTAGTTCCATGTGGATAGTTGTATAAAAACCATCCGGGATGCGCAAAACATGCAGATGTGAATTTTCTTTTTGACATAAGTATAATTATTCTATTAGATCAACAATTTTTAGTTACTGTTTCTACGCTTTTAAAACGACAAGAATTTTAAAATATTATAAAATTAAATTAAATTGATTCCGTGAGAATAGTTGTATAAAAACCATCCGGGGTTAAAACAGTAAAGCCTAAAGTTTGAAAAGGTTCTTGAATCAAGTAATGGAAGATTACAATCGTTGTGTTAATCATTATTTAGATTTGATTTAGGTTTAATTTTCTGATGGATTCCATCTGACACTAACTTCTAAGGGTGGCTTAAACTTATTTTTAGGACCTATTAACTTGTACCGCCATTCACCAACTTTAGGAGGATTATAACTTCCTTGAGAACCATCAAAAAGTTGATAAAGATAATCATAACCGTACCTATTTGTAACTTGTAGAAATTCAGGCATATTTTTTTTATCTAAACCAAGCATTTTAGGTGTTGCCAGTAAAACAGAACTTCTATCAAGTGTTTCTCCTTCGTAATAAAATATACTAACAGGATTTGTTACTATATCACTTTTTAATGACTTTATTTTTTCACTTGCATCTTTTTTTGTTTCTACATCACTTTTATCACCACCAAGTAGTTTAATCATTTTTAATTGTTTACTTGTCGGTTTTGATGAAGCTTCATTTAACTGTTCACTTATAAATTCATTAAATGTTGGTAGCTTACTTTTCATGGCTTTGTTTTTTTTTTATTTATTTTTTAAATACTTCAAAAAGTTTTGATATTCAAGTTCTTTTAGTTTTTTACCAATTTCTTGTTTTTCATAACCTTTTTGAATTAACTTTTCAGGTTCAATAGACAATTCATATTCAAATGCTTTTATAATCATGTTTTTATTGCCACCCACCTTCTTTACAAATTCGTTAACTTCAGATTTTGAAACATTTACTTTATCTAATGCTCTTTTGAAACTATAAATTTCTTTGGGGTCAAAATGTTTTAAAGATGCTAATAAGTCAATACTCTTAAAATCTTGTTTTGAAAGTTTCATCTTTTTTAGTATATTAAGACGTTGTTCTGAATCTATATCAGTTAATAAAGCAGCCATAACAATTCGCCACTTATTAGATTCAATAAAGTTTTTATTGGTTTCATAACCAACAAATATCTGACTTAAAAATCCATGTTCATCCAAAAGCTCCAAGTAATATTCAGTTGATTTTGACTTTTCGATTCCTTTTCTAAATTCTTCTATAATTCTTTCCCTAGAAACATCTGTTAGTAAGTTGTTCTTTTTAATAGCACGACTTACATGATCTTTAAGATCGCCTTTCATTATTGCAGTGAACCGAATAGCACGAAGTTTTCGTAGGGGATCTTCTTCAAATCGTTCTTCTGCTTTACCAACCGTATCAACTACTTTATTAGCAATATCTTCTTTACCACCAACTAAATCAACAAATTGATTTTTACCAACATCATAAAAAAGTGCATTTAGTGTTAAGTCTCGACGCCTAACATCTTTTTCAATTGTGGAATATTTTATGGAACTCGGATTTCTGGAATCCTTATCATTATCTGAATAAACATCTTCTCTATAAGTAGCAATTTCAACACCTTCAGGAAAATTTGGAATAACTGCAACTATAACACCGAACTGTTTCCCAACATCCAGCGTTTTATAATGTTTTGAAAGTATGTTTTCAATTTCATCGGGTTTAGCATCAGTAGCCAAATCATAATCCTTAGGTTCTTTTCCCATAAGAAAATCGCGAACCGCGCCACCAACTACCATTAATTCATGACCATGCTTTTCAAATAAATTAGCCAAATCCTTAATTTCTTTAGGAAGTGTTTTTTGGAAATCTTTAGAATCTGAAAGATTTTCACCACTCGATTTATAACTTTCATTAACAAATTCATAAAATGACTTAATCTTCATAATTATTGTTTTTTCTATTTATTATTCGTAACTTCCATAAAGTACCAATTTTAAGTCTTTAGATTCTAATTCATCTATTACTTTTCTAGTAAAGAAGACAGCTTGTTGTTCTTCTGCGGAATGAATATAATTAAAAGAATGTAAAGTATCTACAAATCCATCTATCCCCAATTTCTTAAAGAGATTTGTAGATAGTCTTGGCGCAGTTTTCCCTTTCTTCATTATAGACAATGCTATAACTAAATTAAATAATACTCCCACATAATTTTTATGTTTAAATTTTGGGTTTTTTTCATAATCTTCTAGTATTCCATAAATTATATTTTTTCTTTCTTCACTTACATCTTCTATCATTTTAATATTTTTATCAAGGACGTTGAATAACATATCAAAAGCTTCATCGACGTCATCAAATTCATCTAAATCTTCTTCTTCAAGAAAATTTTTATATTCTTTATTAAAACCTTCATACCCATAAAAAAGTAATGTATAAAGTTTATAGAAGCTATCTCTTATTTCATTATCAAACTCTTTGACGATACTTAATAACTTATCTAAATACTTTTTAATTTCTCTGTAAGGAGTTCTTTCTGTTAAAATGACTGATTCTTCATTTGTTTTTAATAGATGGACAACTTTTGGATCGGGTGATATATAAGGCATTATATCGGCTATATAAATATAAAAATGCTCAAGATTGTTTTCTAAATCCAATGATTCTTCATATTCTAAGCTAGGATCATTAAGCCTCTTCCATGCATTAATTAAAGTCTGGTATAGTGATTCTTTATGGTGGGAATGAACATAAAGGGGATAAGCATAATACCCAGCAGGTGTAGCATACTTAGTAAAAGGATTTGTAAAAGTAACATTGTCTTCGTTTCTAAAAGAAATGTACCAATTAGTTGGATCATCTCCTATAACTCTTTGCAAAAATTCAATAAAATTTTCTTTTTTATTAAACTCTGGGTTTCTTCGTTTTTCATTAACAAACTGACTAAATGTAACTAGTTTATTTTTCACTTGTTTCAATTTTTTTAATTTTGTTAAAGGTATTTTTTAACCAGTCCATTATTTCGTTAACTGTTGAATCCGAATCAAACCAAACTTGCACTTCAGTTTGTTTTTTGTCTAACGTATTAGACAAATAAAATTTATCAAATGTTATATCTTTATCTGCAATAACAATTGATATGTGATAATCTGGTGGAATTCCGTAGCGATCTATGTTGTCAGGATTTTCACTATGGTCAGAAATTCTAACTTCAACAGATACGTCATTATCTACATCTATGTCATAATCATAAACATCAGTAAATAAATCAATTTCAAAATAGTTATCATAATAATTTCTAGATCTGCCACCATAATATTTATCAACAAACTTTATTCTGAACTCATCTAATAATTTATCACTTTTATAATTAACAGGTGGAAAATTTTTACTATAAACTTCTTCAGAATCTATGATATCTCCATCATTTTCCAATTCAGTTTTTTCTATTGTTACTGTTACAGTATCATTATGATATCTATCATCAAGACTTAATTCTTTACGTTTAAGATTGTCAACAAATTTCTTTGCATCTTTTAAAGATGAAAATTTTTTTAAATCTTTTGCATCGTTTTCAATATGCAAAACTACATTATAAACAATTCCATACTCATCATTAATGTTATTAAAACTTGAGTTTTCATTAACAAATTCATAAAATGACTTAATTTTCATAATTGTTACTTTTCTTTCTTTATTTATTTACAATAAAATAAAGAAACTATGATAAACAAAAAAAGTAGGAAGATTACGTACAACGGAATAATAGTAAAAAAAAATATTATTGATACAATCACGTTTCGTGAGTTGGAGTTATCAAAGGTTCCACCGTGTTATTATGAAAGTTATACCAATAAATCAAGTATAAATAAATTTAAAGTGTTACATAAACCTATTTATATTCAGTACATGAACGATTACTTAAATCAAAGTAAGGTGATTCTATATTATCATGTATTTAACTATGACTTGGAAAGACCTGCCGAAGTCCATTTGGTATCTAATGAAAATAATGACATACCCGAAGTTCAAAAAGTAAAATATTATGATTTTTTATCAAAACCAATAAGTCAAGTTAACCGTTTTAACCAAGTTACAAAGTCAGAATTTATTAGTATGGTTAAAAGGTTAAAAATTAAAAAAGCTTTATTAACAAACAAAAACAATTAAAAATGGTAAACAACAAAAAAGAAATATTTTTAAGTTATGTTAATAAACAAAAAGAAAAGTATAATAACTATATTTTACGCAGTGTTTATGATAAAAACATGAGTTGCAATAAAATGTATAGTCATGTAAGCAACTTTAACATTTTAAAATCTATAAATCATCCGAAAAAACTTTCAAAGTTAAGATATAAGTATTCAGGGGGTAAAGTTCACCGTGCAGAGCTAGTTGAAATTTTAATTGAATTTAATAAACCAAAAATAGACGGACCAGTAACTTTAGAATTTCACATTTCTATATCCCATAAATTTTATCTTGCAAGTAATATTTCTTATATTAATGAATTAACCAGAAATCAGCTTATACAAGAAGTTATAAAACAAAAAACAAAAAAAGTATTCAATACAAACACATTAAATAAAACTAGTATTAACCCACACAAATAAAATTTAATTAAAATGGTAAACACAAAAAAATATATGTTCGGAAATTTTTTGCAAAAAAACAAAAAAATACAATAACTTTATTCTAAAAAATATTGACAATTCAAGCTCATATTTTATGCCAAAATCATTAACTTATATGGTTAATAATAAATGTATTAATAAGTTTTCACATTTAGATTTTATATATCTATATCACAATAAAAAAATAGATGAATTTAGATTTCATTTCAAGCATGAAAGAATCGATGATCCAGTGAATTTAGAGTATTATTCAATAAACACATATTCTAATATTCCCTATGCTATAGCTTTTATAGACTATATAATTATGACTGATTTTAAAACATCATATAGAAAAACATTTAAAAAAATATATTAAAGGAAAAAATAAAAAATCTTAAACATAAAAAATCAAGTGAGATTTTTTGGAACCTCACTTGATTTTTGGTGTTTTTGGCATGGAAGGCATAGACTTTTTAGCATCACTCATTTGCTTACGCCGCTCGGAATCAGCGCTTTTTGTATTTTGTTGTTTTTCTTGTTCATCGCGTTGACGTTTTTCTTCTTCAATAGCTTCTTTTGTATTATCCCAAAACATTTGAACTCGCCAAAACGGCCATTTTTCAAATGTATTGGGATTCATACCTTCAACATATTTACTAATTTGAAATATGTTTTTTTCAAGGGTAGTAATATCGAATTGAAACATTTGAAAGCAACTTATAAGCTGCCATTCCAGATCAGTAATATTATTCAAACTCTGATAGTGCATCCTCTTCGATAAATAGAGCCTTGAATCCCCTCGGAAACGATATTGGGGTGCGGACCTCTTCACCGCTGAAGTTTTTATGGTGTGGTGGACGGCCTTCTTCATCTGTAATAATATAACCAAGATCCATATAGGATTCTTCTAAATGTTGAACTGCATCAAGGATATACTGTTCTTTTTTGTATGACCATCCTTTAACCTCACCCATTTTCATTTCAATTTTATCATTTGTAGATATTTCTTTATAATGCTTAGCGATGTAAGGAACATACTTTAATGCAGACGCATCATAAGATTCATTATTTCGCTGTTTTTCTCGCATATAATCAACGAGTGATTGACCTGAACCAACTTGTGGAACATATATTCTAAATTCTCCAACCTCTTCATGCTTAGACTTAAAAACAAAGCATCTTTCTTGTTCACTATAAAAAGGTTTTAGTTTTTCGGGAATTTCAAGTGTTGGAAATATCGCTGAAGTCAATTCAATATCAAACGTACTACCTGAACCATCATCACCTTTAATTGTTAATTTATTAGGCTTATCCTTAAAAGTAAAATCACGTACTGCAAAAACCAAATAAAAACGATCTACTTCCAATAAGTTTTTATAGCTAACTTTACTTCCATTAACCCACATTTCAACACACTTGTTAAGAATCATATTAAGCTTATTCATAAAATCAACACTATCGGTTTCATCCATTGATGAAAAGTGGCGAATTTCTTCTGTTGTTGCAGCTTTAATTCCAATTTGTGTTTCTTTCGGATAAAAATATCCCTTTGATGGAAGATCGTCCATATTCACGGGTTGTGTTCCTACAGTATATTCAACCCTTTGATCTATTTCTTTAGCCTTTTCTTCCATTCCTTTTTGTTGGTGCTGTGGATCAACATATCCAAGGTCTTGTTCTGACTGGGATTGTTGTTTTCCTTCATTTTCTTTTTGCTCTGCGATATTGCGATAAAAATCTTGGTTTTGATCTGACATATTTTTTTATGTTATTTATTTAGTTTAAAAAGTAGATTATACAAATTATAAACTATTTTATCAAAAATATTTAATTTTTTATGTTTTTGTTTTTCTTGATAAAATAATTCAAATATCGGTAATTCGATTTCCATTCGATTATTAATGTTTTTAAGCATTAGTGTTTCAAGTCCATCAATGCATTTTCCCATTTGTCTAGATGAAAGAAATACAATGTGTTGATAATTTTGATATGTTTCTAAAACATCTTCCTGATAGTCTCGAAGGTTTAGTTGTCTAACACCTTCATCAGTCATAGAATAAGCATAGTTGTTTGCAAAATATACAACATCCCTGCTACACTTTATACATTCAATAAATTCTTCTTCAGTGTATTCATAATTAATACCCGGAGCTTTCCAGTTTGGATTCCCTTCAAAAAACGGATGGTTTTTAGGATTATAACCTTTATCTCTTATTAAGTGAATTAAATTATTAACTTCTTCGGTTGTCCATATCCTGTTTTTATTCTTTTCTTCATCATTCCTATCACTTTTATAAATATTTGATTTCAATTTTTTACTTTTTTTAGTCTGTAAATTCGGAACTTGATTTATTAAAATAGTCATCAATCTCGCTTTCTATATATGATTCATCATCACGTTCTTCTTCGTTTCTTTTTTTCATTTCTTCAACATATTCTGTTGGTGCCTGTTTATTTTCCGATGACTTAACCGATGGATCTCTAGGTTTACCTTTTTCAAGTTTTTTGAAACGCCCTTTAATACTACTTTCATCACCCTCCTTAATTAATTCAGCAAGTTCTTTAACACTGCTAACTTGAATTTTACGTTTTTGATTTTCATAGTTTTCAACCGCATTAATTTCGTAATTTCCTTCTAACTCTCTTTGTTCTTTTATTTCATCTCGAAGTTTTTGATATGAATGTTCAACTGAAGATATAAATTCGGACTTTTGAACCGAAAGATCTTTTGATTCTTTAATAGAATTTGTAAACACTTCAAAAAATCTGGGTTGTGTTGCTTCTCCCAGTTGTATTAACCTACGCATCATTTCTACTACAGAACTTATAGAATCCATTTGATATAATAGTTCAGCTAAAGAATCAATATCAATTTGCATTTTTTCATAAATGCTTGGATAAGAGTTTAACAGTTCTTCTGTAAAATACAGCTTAGCAATACTTATAATTGTGCTTTTAGCTTTTTCACCAGCTTTATCTTTTTGCTCTTGTGTTTCATTTTCAAACTTTTGAACAAGTTCAGAATTATCTACAATTTCACCAGAACTGGATTGTTGCCCTTCGATTTCAGTTTCTTTAAGAATGTTGTCTAACTGACTGGCAACATTTTCTTGTGTTTTTTTATCATTTTTTTCTTCCAATATAAGTCTGTTTTATTTAATGTATTTATTTCCTATATTTATAACGATAAAAATTTAAAAATGTTACAAAGTTTAATAATAAAAAAAGCGGCTTAAAAGCCGCTTAAAATTTGATTTTGTGGGTGTTTAATTTAACAAGGTTTTGTTTAGTTCTTCCGGTTCAATAGTTAGACGCAATATAATGTTTAAGACCATCAAGTAACTCTTTAGCTAACTTCTCCATTGTGGAAGGATGTATTGATGCAAGACCAATTGAACTACTATAATTTTTTGCTTCTTTTTCTATAACTCTAGCAAGTGGTATACTTTTTTCTCTACCATCAAGCATAAACGTTGCTAAAATTTCTGCTTTTCCACGAAAATGTTTATTAATAAGTTTTTGCATGGCAATCATAACTGCTTCTTCTGACTCAGCATCTGGAGCACCGTATTTTTTAAGTATTTCTTGAAAGTCTTCTGATTTTTTTACAAATTCTTTTAACATGGGATCAATATCAGACGCAGAAATATCCTCTTTTAAATAGATGGATTTACTTTCTTTGATAAATTGATTGAATGTAGGTAGTTTACTTCTCAAAATTATTGTTTTTTTGTTATTTATTTATTAAAAAAAAATTAAATTTGTAAAGTATAATCATCTTCAGTTGAAAGCGAAATCTTTTTATTAGAACGAATATTGTAAATAGTTTTCCATTGTTTTGTTATTCCAAACTTAATAACTTGACTAAAATAAGCAAAAGCATTACTTTTAATACTAGTAACTGTATTAAACTCACTTTTAATATCATCTGGTATTTCAGATATTACTTGAATGTTATCATTTTCATAAAGTTGTTTTCTAACATTTTCTTGTTCATTAGACCAAACAATTAAAGGGTAAACATCTTCTACATACCAATCAATATCATAAAAATTATTATAATAACGAACTTCATTAGTATTTTTGTTATCATATCTCCATAGTTCTGTTAACGAATTATCAATTTCATTGCTGTTTACAAATAACCGTTTTGGCGCCATTGATTTAGATGGGCAGTTTCCTTTTGAACAGAGTTCATAATAATTGAATTTCCAAAGTTCCAATTCTATAAGCTTCTTAATAAGGTTTTTATTGTAAGGTAAAAAGTTTTGCCAATACCTATAAGCATCTAAAATTCCACCTTGGATGCCATCTTCTTTATCGTCATCACTATAAAAATTAAAGTAATTTTTATTTTCAATAAGATGTTTTGAAAGTTTTATAAACATATCCACTGCCTTATCTGTAAGTTCACCCTGTTGATTGCAGTATTTCATTTCTTTCCAGAGTTCTACTCCAGATATGTAGTGATTTGATTTACTCATATTTTTATATATTTTGTTTAATTTATCTATATTTATAACGATAAAAATTTAAAAATGTTACAAAGTTCAATAATAAAAAAAGCGGCTTTCAAAGCCGCTTAGAATTTGATTCTATATATTTTATTTAATTTGAATTTATCTAATATATCTTATTTTGCATCACTCTTACAGAAATAACTATAAAGTATATTATGGCATCCTTGTGTTCCTTAAAGCAAACTTTTCAGCTTTATCGTACTTATCTGGGTTTGAGTTCTTACTATCGTTGAAATCATCTGCTGCTGCTTCTACTCCATTCATATCTTTCTTTTTAGCCGTTTGAATAATGTATTCAAGAACTTGGGTTTTAAACTCAACTCCGTCTAAATCTGATGGTACACTTGGATTTTCTGCTTCATCCAATATATTATATAAATCTGTTTCTACATTTCCCGTGACTTTAAATTCAAAACCATAAAATCTTGCTGCATCTTTTATGGCCATTTTAAGAACCTTATCATTTACATTATCTGCTAGGGCTTCTACTATATTACCCTCATGTTTAATACTGTCATAATCCAAGTTAAAACCTTCAAAACTTTCATTGGTTTTACTTTCCCCTAAAACCTCTTCTGCAGCTTCTACTCCATTCATATCTTTAGTTTCGGCAACTTCAATAATATGTTTCATAACTTTTTCTTTGAATGAAGTTCCACGCATAATTTCTGCTTCATCCAACAGACCAATTAAATCTTCTTCTAAATTTCCAGTAGATTTAAATTTTATGTTATGTTCATCTGCTGCATCTTTCATAGCCATTTTAAGTGCTCTATCGTTTACGTTATCTGCTATAGCTGTTGCTACTTCATCAACATCAAAATTAGAAAAACTAAAACTTTCATTGGTTTTACTTTCTTTGATAAATTCATTAAATGTAGGTAGTTTGCTTCTCATAATTATTGTTTTTTTTTGTTATTTATTTATTTATTTTTGTAAAAAAAGTTCTTCTACGTGATATTCTCCATTACAATCTTCATTTTCTTTCAAAAAGAATACATTACATGAACAATACAACGCATAGTTGTTACTTTTAATTTCTTCGAGTCGGCGTTTTAATTCACTCCATGTTATTCCAACCCCCACATCAACTGGTATTAAATGAGGAAAATAGCTATTAGTATGGCCTGCTCGTTCCCTTACAACATCAGGTTGCCATTCACTAAAAGTAACATAACTTTTATTTACAACTGCTTTTTTATTCAAATCAAAAGTGAGTCCATCACTTAAATACTTATGCAATTCTTTAATTCTCATAGTTATTGATTTTTAAGTTGTACATGCTTCACAGTCTTCACCGTTTTCAGACTTTTCTTTTTGCTCTTGTAACCATTTCTGGTATTCTTGTTTTTCACTTTCACTAACATCATTCGATTTTTTCTTTGATGTTCCTAAACCAGTTAATGCTGATGTTGCTGGTTTTGTTCTACCATAATACATCAAAGTTTTATTTCCTTTTTTCCAACTATATAATATTGCAGTTGTCAATCTAGGAAGACTAAGCTCTTCAAAGAAAAGATTAAATGATTGGGTTTGACAAATAAAGTGTCCCCGATCAGCTTCCATATCAATTAAATCTTTTAGCTTATATTCCCAAACAGTTTTATAAACATTTTTAATATTTTCAGGAATACTATCAATATTTTGAACTGATCCTTTATTCCAAATAAGTTTATCTCGCATATCTTCAGACCAAAGACCTAAGCTTTCTAAATCATAAACTAAATGTTGATTCAACACCTTAAATTCACCCGCTATTGTGCGCTGTGAAAATATGTTGTTAGAAAACGGTTCGAAAGAATCATGATTGCCAGATATTTTAGCACTTGAAACAGTAGGCATATTAGCAAGTAGTTGCGAATTATGAAGCCCATATTCCATTATTTCTTTTTTAAGAGAATCCCAGTCATACCGATCTGATAATTGAACAGGTCGCTCATCAGTTACTTCAATATTGTTTTTGTTAATTTTTAATTCTTTATGTGTAGATAAGTCAAACTGAAGAATTCCTTCCGATGCAGGAGAACCTTTAAAGGTAGAATAAGGACCATCAACTTTAGCTAAATCTACACTAGCTTTAAGACTTGCATAATACATTGTTTCGGATATTTTCCAATTTAACTCACGAGCTGTTTTTGAATTAAATGGAACTTTTAACTTAGCAAATAAGTCTGCAAGTCCTTGAACACCTATTCCAACTGGGCGGTGCTTCATATTAGAACGTTTTGCATCTTCATTGGGATAATAGTTTTCATCTATAACGCGGTTTACTGCTTTAGTAACAGAATAAGTAACATTATAAAGTTCATCAAAATCATATACGTGTTCGACGCTGTCGTGTTCTGCTTCACACTTATCTTTAATAATTTTTTTAACTCTAGAATCTGTTTCATGACTTGTTTTTACAAACTTGTTTAGTGCGATAGATGAAAGATTACAAACTGCGATTTCATTTTCATTGGTATGAAGAACTATTTCTGCGCACAAATTAGAACACCGAATACTACCAAGATTTTTTTGGTTTGACTTATAATTTATAGTGTCTTTCGCCAAAATATAAGGAACACCAGTTTCCATAATTGATTCAAAGATTTTATGCCAGATATGTTTAGCAGAAACAGTGCGACGGGCACATCCTTCTTGTTCAAGTTCAAGATACCTTCGTGTAAAAGCTTTATCGTTCGGAGAATCATAAAGATCGTGTAAATCTGGTGCTTGATCTGGATCAAATAAAGACCAGTTTTCATCATTTTCTAAGCGCTTAAAAAACAAATCTGGAACCCAAATAGCTGTAAATATATCTCTAGCGCGAAGTTCTTCTTTTCCGTGATTTTTACGTAGGTTAAGAAAATCCTCAATTTCGGGATGCCACGGTTCAATGTATGCTGCAATCGATCCTTTACGCTTACCACCCTGATTTACATATTTACCAATTTCATTGAAAACTCTGAGCATTGGAACAATACCATTTGATACACCACCAGTTCCTCTAATATAAGAACCGTTTGACCTAACGTTAGTAAAGTCAATACCAATACCCCCTGAATTTTTTGATATTTGGGCACTTCTAGTAGCATTCTTAAAAATTCCATCAATAGAATCTTCAGTAGTCATAAGGAAACAGGAAGCTAATTGTGGGCGCCGCGTTCCTGCATTAAACATAGTAGGGGTTGCAAAACTAAAGTAACCACGGGAAACTCTTTCATAAATATTAAACGCATCTTTCAGGTAACTAGAATCCTCAAGAATTCTATCCTGATAAATGCCTAACGCCACTCTCATATAAAGATGCTGAGGGCGTTCAACCACTTCATCATTAATTTTTAGCAAGTATGCACGTTCTAAAACTTTGTAACCAAAAAAGTCAAAATTAAAATCACGATCGTGATCAATAACATCTTCAATTTGATCAGAATGATTTTTTACAATTTCATACAACTTATCAGATATAAGTGAATTTCTTTCACCTGTCTTGTTATTGTAAAAATCATAAAGATCGCTAACAACTTTACTAAATTGTTTTTTAGTTTCTTTATGAAGAGAACTTATTGATATTCTGGCAGCAAGCTTAGAATAATCTGGATGAGTTGTAACCTTTCCTGCACAAACATTTGCAACAAGGTTATCTACGTCTTTAGTTTTAACATTATCATAAAGACCCTCAAAAGTTTTAAGTGCTATGGAATGGGAATCTATGTACTTATTATTAAGACCATATGTTTGCTTTTTTATTCTGTTGTGTATTTTATCGAATTTTAGGGTTTCTTTGTTGCCGCTTCTGTTTATTACGTGCATAGTGCTTATTTTTTTTAGTTTTATTTACTAATGCTTAAATGAACAATGATTCAACTGCAATTTAACTAACATTGTTCAAACGCGAAAGTTCATAGTAAAATTTTTTGTATGGGAAATTATTTATTAAACAAACTTTTATACTGGTTAAAAGAAAAAACAACAATTCAAACCCTTCAAACTGCAACTCAAATTATACTTCAAACTGTTCAAACATAAATTTCAAAATTTCTTCAAACTGCTACCAACAAACCTGTTTCAAACGCCCTTCTATTATGGTTGCTTAGCAAACATTGAAAATAGTTCTATTATAGGGTGGGTGAAACGAAGTGGAACGAAGTTTCAAACTGGGTGGGAAATATTTTAAATCAGTTTGGGGGTTTTGAAACGGTTTAAGTTTTGAAACAGTTAAAAACAATTAAAAACTATTTAATACTTTTTTCTAAGGTTCTTAACACATAGTAACTATCAATTAAATCATCAAGTGGTGATGTTACTATTTCCCTTTTAAGAAATGTACTATAGTTGTTGTTTATTGATTGTTGAAGGTACTTAATTCTTTTATCTTTTTCCTCTAAGAAAGAATAAAATAAGTTTAATTTTGGAGAGTTTCCTTTTCCAGTTGCAGTCTTTTTAATTTCAGACGGGCTGAAAATATTAACATTGTTATCAGTTGAATATATTGATAGTTCCAGTTTTAAAAGTGATGTGCATTCCGCTATATCAATTAAAGATTTAGTTTGTGAGTTGTAAGAATATCCTTCAAGTGCAAATAGTTTATTGTTTGGTCTACTTCCTATTGACTCCCTAAAACAATTTGTTATATTTTGTACATGTTCTTGGAACTTATTAAACTTGGTTTGTTGTTTACTATTGTAGTTATTACCTTTATTCCATTCAATGGTAAACGGTACTATGTTAACTCCATTTATTTCATTAAGAATTTTTAATTCTGAATAATTACTAGTAAATTCTTTCAAATTTATATCTTTTTTTCCATTATATCGTTTAACTGTATTATACAAATTAAAAAAGATTATTTCATTGTTTTCATTAGCTATGCTAATTGCAGTTGAGTTAAGGCTAAAATCTATACCTGCTAACATTTTTTTATATTTATTCAACTCAACTATTGCATAGTAAAAAAACAGTTATTATATTTGTTTTAGAAATGCTTATTGAATGAACATTCATTTAATTTTATCAATCAAAAACACTATTATTATGGACTACACAGCTCGTATACAAAACGTACCAAAAAAGAAACTAGAATCATTTTTTAACTCTATTAAAAAAGTTGAAAATGAGGCTATTATCCAATTTAAGGATTTGCTTGAAAAGGATTCAACAAATGACAATTTTAGCATTTATACCAATGCAACAAATCAACATAAGTCCCTTATTAAAAATGAGTCACTCTCGCTAACACCAGATGAACTTTCATCTTTGGAAATTGAATTTTCGGAAGAAAAGGTTAATAACCTTTATAGTGAAATGAATGAAGGAACTGATGTTCCAGCAATTTTTGGAATGTCTAACTTGAAAAAAGCATCTGATGCATTGAAAAACTTTTTTACAGGAAAAAGTATAAACATTGATATTAGTGTAGTAAGTGATGTGCATCAGTATCAATACAAAGAAAGTGGTAAATCTGTTAGTAAGGAAGATGAACGGATGTTTGTTGATAGAATTGGATTTTGGGATGATCATGTTAGTATTTACTTAGATGCTGCTGATGTAAGTCTTATTACATTCATTCCAGATGAAAAGATTTTTACTGTTAAGGAAATGACTGAAAACAATGTTAGTTTTGTAATGGATTTTCAAAAGAGTCAAGTTGATCAAGTTAAACATTTGTTAAGCTTTTCAGATGAAGATTATTTCAATTTAAGTTTTGATATTAATACCGAAAAAGTAAAATTTGCATCGCCAAGCAATCAGTGGGAACTGGATGGAGGTAAACTTCTACAAATGCAATCGGAATCCAGCATGAATCTTGCTGTAAGATCTGACGTTTTTGCTAAGCTTACAAGTGAAGATTTTATTGTTCGCTTTTCTGAAATCCAAAATGATGTAATGATGGGCTTATTTACATCTAAAACTGCTACAGATGGATTTAGTTTGGTTCACATGCAAATTGAATAACAGTTTTGTATTAACTTAACTGTAATATATTTTTCAATCAAAATAAAAAATCGTTATGTCAAAAACAGTAGAACAGCTAGAACAACAAGTAATTGAGCTAAGTAAAAAATCAAACAATGAAGTAAATAGCCATTACAATGACTTGTTTGATATTGAAAAGTTTATTGATAACAGTACATCAAATCCTAGAATCAACTCAAATGGATTTGTTAGTGAACAAGGAATCCATGCTGTTATGGGAATGCAAAGTGAAGCAGGTGAATTGTTAGATGCTACTAAAAAGTCTATTTTTTATGGTAAAGATTTAGATAGTAAAAATCTAATTGAAGAAATTGGGGATTTTAACTGGTATCTTAGCACACTCTGTGATGATATGAACTTCGATATGGAATCTGCTCTTAGAGATTACATTAATGATATCTTGAGAGCCGATCTATAATAATTTATTTTTTAACTAAAACGTTGCAAACAATGACATTTCAAGATTATCAAAAGAAGGCACTTAAAACCCTAAGTACAAAATTTAACTTTGGTGAAGTCAAAGAATCTAAAGTATCTGGGGAGCTTTATAGTAACATTAATTCGATTTCCAATTGTAGTTCTAACATTCATAGAATATATCATTATTCTGCCCAAAAGCGGGTAGAAAGTGATTCAGTAGAACGTGAGTTAATGTATTATGAAGTTGGTAGGGCTATTTATAACTCCATATTGGCTGCAAATGAGCTTGGCTATTCTTATTTAGATGTTTTAGAATGGAATATAAATAAATTGTCTAAGCGGTATTCTAAAGGAGAGTTTTCAGAAAATGAAGCCCTTAATAGAGATACAACCAACGAACTTTCACATATTCCATCAAAAAAAGAGTAACTATGAATAGACCAACAAAAACTCAAAATCAATTTTACTTCTATTGTTATTCGGGATCGTATTATAATACGGTCCCTTTTAACAGAACAATAACAATAGGTTACGTTGTACTTAATAATACTTCAAAAAAGGAAAATGTAATTTCAACATATTTAAAATCTTTACATAAACTATGGTAAATTATAAAAAGTTTAGAAAGCTTTTACTCTATAAAGATGAAGATTTACTTTATATTTTTGGTGTTGATGAGATTTTTCAAAAAGAAAGTTACTTTAAATACAAAAAGTTAGAAAGATTTTGTTATGGTTATCGTCTATCTTCAGTTAATAGCCATTACTTTATTAAATTTTACTTTGGTTGTTTTAGTAGTATTTATAATATTTCGGGTCGTTCACCTTCAGTTTTAAGAGTTATTCCTGCTTGTATTTTTAGTAGAACGGATGGGCCATGCTATATTACTGCTGTGAATGGTTTATCGGTTACTAATAAAGAATTTTATAATTATATTGACCAATTCAATGTTTATTATGCAATTAATAATAATTTTTATCTTTCTTTTGATTCTTTTTCTGAAACTGTGAAACATATTGTAAGAAAAAACAAAATAAAAGAAGTTTCTAAATTTATAAAAAATGAATTAAATTAGTATAATAATACTATATTATTAAAAAACTAAAGTTAATAAAACATGGAAGAATTCAATTATGCAAATCTTTCCGAAAATCCAACTAAAGATGAAATAGAATCTGAAATTAAACGTCTTAAACATCTTAAAGATTTTTATGATAATCAAGCTAGTGCATTTAAGATTCTTATTAATTCTATGTATGGAACCATTGGCTATAAAAATTTTACATGTTACAATGAAAATGTTGCAGAAGCTGTAACATTGCAAGGGCAAAAGCAAATTAAAGAAATGGCTCATGTAATTGATAATTACTTTAAGAAAGCATGGCATAAAGATAAAGAACTTCATACTGCAATGGGTATAAATCATGAAAAGGTTAAGCCGATAAAAGAAAATGTCGTTAATTATATTGATACAGATTCAAACTATGTTGAATTGGATCAAGTTTTTAAAAGTACTAATATAAATCCTGATAATACTGATGAAATTGATTATATAGTAACTCTTTATAATAACAGATTAAAAGGTGTTATAGAAAATAAACTTAAAAAACTTTCTAATGAATTTTATGTGCCATATTATAATAATCGTGGCAAACCTTATCAGGTTTTTGAACCAGAAGCTTATTCAGTAACCGGACTTTGGCTTGCAAAGAAAAAGTATGTGTTGGCTCCAAGGTGGGAACCTACAGGTTTTGATTCGGATGGATCGCTTAATAGAAATTTTGAAAAGCTTATCAAAAACCCTTATGACAATCTTTCATCAAAAGGTGTAGAACTTGTAAGAGGTGAAACCCCAAAGTTTGTTCGAGATAAAATTAAAGAACAACTTGTTTATATATTTAAGAATTCTAAAAACTTTTCTATAAATGAGTTTGTTAAAAACATAAGTGAAATTAAAAAAGAATACAAGCTTTGCGATATAGAAGATATTGCTATTACAAAGAGTTGCAATAACTATGAAAACTGGATTATTAATGATACTACTGCGTTAGAAATTCACAAGGGAACCCCCATTCAGTTAAAAGCTGCAGCTTATTATAATTATTTACTTTATAACTCAAAGTATAAAGACAAATATCAGTTTATATTATCTGGTGAAAAAATTAAGTATTACTATATACATACAAATGTTGATACAAAGTTAAGCAGTAACGCAGTTAATGTATTTGCATATAAAGTGGGCGATTTTCCTCAAGAGATTGCACCTAAGTTTGATTATGATACAATGTTTCGAGTAACATTTCTTAATACTATTAACAGATTTATTAAGGTTATGGGTTATTCAGAACTTAGTGATTCTCTTGTGGTATTTAATTCAATATTTTAATTTATGAAAAAGAAAGATTTAATTCCTCCTTTTCGGTATATGGGAGGAAAAGGAAGTAATAAAGTTCAAGTTAATAAATTCATCCCTCGAACATCTATCTATGTAGAACCATATGCTGGAGCTGCGAATCTTTTCTTTTACCGTCAACCAGTAGAAACAGAAGTTTTGAATGAATTAAATTCAGATATATTTAACCTTTACTCTATTCTTAGAGATGATTATCAAAACATTGAAAAAATCATTAACTTAACTTTTTATTCTCGTAAAGAATTTTCTAAATGTTTAAAATGGTTTTGGAATGAAAAAAAATATAATAATGAGTTAGAAAGATTTTGGGCTTTTTATACTATGTTTAATCAGGGGTTTGGTGGAATTCAAGTTACAAGTGATGGTAGTTGGGGACGTGAAATATTAACATCAACAAATAATCGAGCTAGTGCTACTTCAAGAAGTAGCACCCGAAATAACCTTTTTGCGGAATGGCATTCTCGCTTAAAGAATGTAAACTTATATAATCAAGATGCTTTAGATATAATTAAAAAATATGATAGCCCAGATACAGTATTTTATCTTGATCCACCTTATGTTGAATCCACACGAAAAAGTGGGGAATATAAGCATGAAATGTCTGATTCTCATCATCAAAAGTTAATTGATTTAATTTTAAACTGTAAAGGCTCTGTAACTTTATCTGGTTATAATAATGAAATTTATAAACAACTAGAAGATTGTAATTGGAAAAGATTTGATTTTGCAACATCTTCTAGTATGGCTGGAAGAATAAAAGGAAGTAAATTACAAGGAAAAGGATCAGCTACAAAACATGCTCCCCGAACCGAATCTATATGGATTAATTCAAGATGCCAAGAACTTTTAGGTTCCAATAAAATATTTTAATTTATGAAAAAGAATGATTTAATTCCCCCTTTTCAGTATATGGGAGGAAAAGGAAATCATAAGACTAAGATAAACAAGTTTATCCCTAGAACATCTATCTATGTAGAACCTTATGCAGGTGCAGCTAACCTTTTCTTTTATAGAAATCCTGTAGAAACTGAAGTTCTTAATGAACTTAATTTGGATATAATCAATCTTTATCGAATTTTACGGGATGACTATCAAAAGATGGAAAAGATCATTAACCAAACTTTTTTTTCTAGAAAAGAACTTGCTAAATGTTTGAAATGGTTTTGGAATGAAGAAGAACATAGTAATGAATTTGAAAGGTTTTGGGCCTTTTATATAGTGTTTAACAAAGGGTTTAGTGGTACCTACATTAAAAGTGATAGTAGTTGGAGTCGTAATATATTAACTTCTAAAAAAAACATGGCGGGAGTATCTTCAAAATGGATACTCCGTCAAAATATGTTTGAATCATGGAACAAACGCTTAAAAAATACTTACTTACATAACCAAGATGCTTTAGAAATTATTAAACAATACGACAATCCGAGTACAGTCTTTTATCTTGATCCTCCTTATGTTCGTTCTACCCGCCAGAAAGAGGAGTACAAATATGAAATGACTGATAGCCACCATTCTAACTTGATTGATTTAATTTTAAACTGTAAAGGCTCTGTAACTTTATCTGGTTATAATAATGAAATTTATAAACAACTAGAAGATTGTAATTGGAAAAGATTTGATTTTGCAACATCTTCATACATGGCTGGAAGAATAAAAGGAAGTAAATTACAAGGAAAGGGATCAGCTACAAAACATGCTGCCAGAACTGAATCTATCTGGATAAATCCAAGATGCCAAGAACTTTTAGGAATGAATAAAATTTTGTAAATCATTGTATTTTTTCTATATTAGTATTGTAAAACATAAATAAAAAGTAGAGTAATTATGAGCAACGCTTTCAAAAATATTAGCAGTTTGGTTTCAGAATTTGATGATAGAGGCGATAACATGTCTAACATTCGTGGAATTCGCGAATACATTCATACAGGAAATTATCTTCTTAATGCTTGTATATCAGGCAGTATATTTCGAGGCTACCCGGGCAATAGACTCGTTTCTTTTGCGGGTGAACCCCAAACAGGAAAAACCTTTTTGTGTTTGAATGCAGCAAAGCAATTTCAAGATAAAGGATATTATGTAATATTTGTTGATTCTGAAAATGCCATTGAACCCGAACAAGTTAAAAAGTTCGGTATTGATCTTGAAGGTTTTAGGCATGTTTTAGTTGGTACATTTAAGGAAGCCCATCATTATTTTGAACGTCTTGCAACTACTTTTGAAAAACATAAAGAAGATAACAAACTTTCAAATGATGACTTAAAAACAGTTGTTATTCTTGATTCACTAAATCAACTTGCAACTGAAAAAGAAATTGAGGATGTTCAAAAAAATGAAACAAAACAGGATTTTACGCCTGCCAGAGAAATCAGAAAGCTTTTTCGTTTGACTGTTTCAAGATTTGCTAATCTTGAAATACCAATGATTTATACAAATCAAGTTTATAATTCCATGAATGCATACGGCGACCCACGTGCCATAAAAGGTGGTGATGGTGCAATTTATCCTGCTAGTTTTGTTGGAATGCTGAGTAAAGCATATCAAAAAGATTCTGATAAACAAAAAACAGGTGTTATTATAACTGTTAATCCTTTTAAGTCAAGACTAACAATTCCTAGCACTGTTAAAATCCATGTTAGTTTTACAGAAGGAATGAATCCTTATGTTGGACTTCAAGATTATGTAAGTTGGGATGTTTGTGGAATTGGTCGTGGAAAACTTGAAAAACTTAAAAAGAAAGAAATGGAAACTTATGATCCTAACGATGATAAGATAATTGAAATGTTTAATGAAGAAACTGGTGAACTTGAAGAAGTTTATCGTTTTGAACCCAATCCAAATGCTAGAAACTTTGTTATTAAACATCTTTGTGATACTGTACCTACAAATGATTCTAAAGGATTTTTTAACCCAAAAGTATTTAATGATGTTGTTCTTGAAAAGATAGATGAAAAAGCTATTAAGCCTAAGTTTGAATTTGAGGATTTTTCTGAAAGTTTTGAACTTGATGTTGATGAAATTAAAGAAAGTGATGAACCTGAAGAATAGGCTATGAAAAAAGATTTAATTCCCCCTTTTGGCTATATGGGAGGTAAAGGAAATCATAAGACTAAGATAAACAAATTCATTCCTCGAACGAATGTTTATGTAGAACCTTATGCAGGTGCAGCCAACCTTTTTCTTTATAGAAATCCAGTAAAAACCGAAATTCTTAATGAACTTAATTCTGATATAATCAATCTTTATCGAATTTTACGGGATGACTATCAAAAGATGGAAAAGATCATTAACCAAACTTTTTACTCACGTAAAGAATTTGCTAAATGTTTGAAATGGTTTTGGAATGAAGAACTTTATAATAATGAGTTAGAACGTTTTTGGGCTTTTTATATTATGTTTAACCAAGGGTTTGGTGGAATGTACTGTAAAAGTGAAGGTGATTGGGGTCGGGCCGTATTAGCTTCTACAAAAAATATGGCGGAAGTATCTTCAAAATGGACAGCTCACCAAAATCTATTTGAAAAGTGGCACCAAAGATTAAATAATACTTATTTGTACAATCAAGATGCTTTGGAAGTTATTAGAAAATATGATAGTCCAAATACAGTATTTTATCTTGATCCACCTTATGTTGAATCCACACGAAAAAGCGAAAAATATAAACACGAAATGACCAACAACCACCACCAAGAATTGATTAACTTAATTTTACAAGTTGAAGGTTCAGTAACCCTATCTGGTTACAATAATGAAATTTATAAACAACTAGAAGATTGTAATTGGAAAAGATTTGATTTTGCAACATCTTCTAGTATGGCTGGAAAAATAAAAGGAAGTAAATTACAAGGAAAAGGATCAGCTACAAAACATGCTGCCAGAACGGAATCTATATGGATTAATCCCCGTTGTCAAGAACTTTTAAGAATGAATAAAATACTTTAATTCAAAACTTGAAAGTTCAGAACTTAGAGCAGAACCTGTTAAATTTAATGTTCATATTTACTTAGAAGAAATTGAAGATAAATAAAATTAATATTTTTACATAACTTATTAAAAAATAAATGGAGTGATAAAATGACAAGTGACACAAATTTTGAAAAAATCTTTTTACATTACATACGTAAAAATCCAGAATACTTTGATTATGTTAAAGAAGACTATTTTCAAGATGAAGAAATTAAATTGACTTACAGTATTAATAAAAAATTTTACTATAAGTATCGTAATATTCCAACAAAAGAACAAACAATACGTTATGTAACACAACTTAAAAAAAGCAAAGATAAGTACAAAAACCTTGATCAATCACATATTGAAAAAATATTTGAATATGACTTAAATCAGTTAGACCCAAATTGGCTCAAAGAAAATGCAGAGTCATGGATAGAATATAACCACTTTGATGAACATTTTGTAAATGCAATAGAAATAATAAAGAGCAGGGAAATAACACCTGAAAATTTATCACAATTAAAAGAGGATGTAAAACGCGAATTAGAGAAGGGTTATAGTATTGATTTAAGTTTTGATTACGGCAAAGACTTTTTTAATGCTGAAGATCATAAACCAGATGAATATTCTGAAATACTGCCAACTGGATTTTATTTTCTTGATACTGCTTTTAATGGTGGGTTTGCAAAGGGTACACTTAATTTATTTTTAGGACTTCCGAATGTGGGAAAGTCTAACTGGTTATGCAATATAACTGCTAATTATATTAAAAGTGGAAAAAATTGTGTTTATGTCACTTTAGAAATGGGAGAGCATACAGTTATGAAAAGAGTTGGATCGAATCTGTTTAATGTAGATATTTATAATTATGATGAATGGTCTAAAGATACTGATAAGGTTAAAAATAAATTACATCAATTAAAAACAAGTAACCCACTTACACCACCTGGCAGTTTATTTGTTAAACAATTTCCAACTTCAAAAACAACCCCATTGAACTTAGAATCGTATCTTAAAAAGTTAGAAGAGGTTAATAATGTGAATATAGATGTTTTGGTTTTAGATTATATTAATCTTATGCGATATGCTGGTAATGATAAGGCTCAAATGTATGAAAAAGTAAAGGGAATATCTGAAGAAATAAGAGGCATAGGTGTTGAAAATAATTATTGTGTAGTTACAGCAACACAACTTAACAGGTCATCTGGTGAAAAAGTAACTATTGATATGACTAATATTGCTGAATCATTTGGAGTTGCTGCAACAGCGGATACCCTTATTGGAATACAACAAGCAGATGAAGAAGCCGATGAAAATGAATCATGGTTACAAATTGTAAAAACAAGAGATTCGGGAAGTAAGCAATCCAAAGCAATGTTTAAACTTCAAGAAAATCATTTAAGGTTTACAGAAACAAATGAAGTTAGATGGAGTTCACAGACCACGCCATCTTTAACGTCCAGTTCTAATAATTCGAATTCCAAAGGTGAAAATTTGGGTTCAGATGACGATCATGCTGATATTGAAAAATCATTTGGATTTTCTTAAATAAATAAAGAAAAAATAATTATGTCAAATGAAGACCAATTCGAAGACTTTTTGCAGTCCGGTTCCAATTCAATGCCTTCTGTAGATTCAAATTATGAAAGCGAATTTTTAGAAAAAGAAAAAAACTTTGATGAATATACATTAAAACAAAATTTGATTAATGATATATACAACTATCTTATAGATTCTAAGTGGGGTGAATATATCGTTACTAGTACATCCGATTTAAATCATGAAGAAACTAATGAAAATACACCTAGATTAAAATCAAATAAAATTAATCAATCTTATATGGGTGAAGTTTACTCAGAAGTTGTTAATCAGTTTTCAAATACTTTTCATTCAAAAATTGATATTTTCGATTCTATTACAAAAATTTTTGATATAAGTTATGAAAAACTTTATGAATATATTCACGTAAATGAAAAAGAAAATCTTATTAAAGAATTAGATGAAAAGTATGGTGTTTTATCTAAGAAAAAAATTCGATCTTTATTTTAATTGTTTCACTTTTAGTTCCGTTTTATGAAAATTAAAAGAGCATGGATAATAACTGATACTCACTTTGGGGTTAAAAGTAATAAAACCGAGTGGGTTAAAATACAAAATGATTACTTTTGGAATACTTTTATTCCAGACTTAGAAAACAATTATCAAGAGGGTGACGCTCTTATTCACTGTGGAGATGTTTTTGACAATAGAAATTCTCTTAATTTGTTAGTAATGAATGAGGCTTTGAAAATTTTTAAGAAGCTTAGTTCTTTATTACCTGTTTATATTGTTATAGGAAATCATGATATATACAAGAGTGCATCAAACGATATTAATTCTTTAGTTCTATTAGAAAATTTACCTAATATAAATATCATATACAACTATGATTATTTAACTGGTAGTAAAGAACAGACTTTGTGCCTCATGGGCTGGCAAAACACATATGAACAAGAAGTTAATCTTCTTAAAAGTTTAAGTGGGGATTACCTGTTTTGCCATAGTGATGTTAAGGGTGCTAAGTTTAATAAAGATGTTAACATAAGTACAGGCAAAGATAAAAGTGCTTTCAAAAATTTTAAGAAGGTTCTTACTGGTCATATTCATTTTAAGCAAGATTATGACAATATTAAGTTTTTAGGAACACCTTATGAATTAACACGTTCTGATGCTGATAATCCTAAAGGGTACCATATTCTAAATTTTGATACAGATGAAATTTACTTTTATAAAAATGAAAGAAGCCCTAAATATATTCAAATAACTTATGATGAATACAAAAGTAAAACAACCGATGAAATAGAAGAACTTTTTAATAATAATTTTGTTGATATAAAAGTTAAAAATTTTGAAGAGGTAGATATACCTATTGAAAATCTTAATGAAACTTTCAAAAGTGCTAGATCAATACAAATTTTACCAGACACAGCAACCAGTGAAGTTGAAGCACTAAACGAAAGTCAAACAATTGAACAAAATTTTTCTGTTATTGATTATATATATAAGTACGTAGACAAAAACACTAAAAAATTTGAAACAGAATCTGGAAACGTTTCTGAAAAAATTAAAGCTTCTTGCCTCAAGCTTTATAAAGAGGCTACAGGTGATATTCAGTAAATAAATCAAATAAATAATCAAAAAAAGTAAAAATTATGGTAAAAGAACAAGTAACAGAACAACAAGCAGAACAACAAAGTGTTCCCGAAGATCAAAAAATGTATCAAATGGATGAAAGTCTTAGAAAAGAAGTCTTAGAATTTATAAATGTTGAAAAAAATCCTGAAATTCAATTTAAAACAAATAATGATGTACAACTTCACTCATATTTTTTAACTGTTCTTTCGGGTGGTTATGAAAGTTATTCACTTCAGTTTTTAAATTCACTTGCAACATATCTTAGTGAATTTAAATTCAAAAATGTTTATCAAATTATGCAAAAGCTTTCTTTGGACTCAGGTCTTTTAAAGGAAAATAATAAATAAAACAGATAAAAAAAACATACTACTATGGCTAGAAGCACACTATTACAAGAAATACTATCACAAGCAGCACTAAGCGGCAAAACAATTGAAGTTGGTCGTAAGCAACCAGAACTTACTGTTATTGGTCCTAATGGCATCAATTTGCAAAATGTTTTATATGTTAAGGGAACCGTTAACAGTTATGATGAAGACGAGCACTATCAATCTATTCCTAACACATTTTATCGAACCTTTACAATTGATGTAGATATTGATTCCAATGCATCTGATCAAGGTTTGGTATTTAAAGAAAGTGAAGGAGATACTGATTATACAATTCCTGGTGATGTTACTGATTTGGCTGGTGAGACTGGAACCTATACGGTAACTGTTAGAGGCGTTGGAATTGATGAAGTGTATGATGATATGACAATTAGCTAATAGCGCAACACCTATAATTTACTTAAAACTAAAATTATGAAACCAAGATCAGTAAAAAGAACACTATCGGACGGTAATACCGTCCGATTTTATAGTACAGATGAATTTGAACTTCCATCTGTTACAACTATTCTTAGTGTTACGAAAGATGACACTTTTATTAAAAGGTGGCGTGAAAGAGTTGGCGAAAAGGAGGCAGATAAAATATTAAAGGAGTCAACTGAAAGAGGAACTTATTTACATGATTGGCTTGAAATCTTCTTTAAGAATGGTTTTAAAGACTTCAATGAAATTATGTTGTACTTAAATAAAAATCATTTAGATGAATTTGAACGGCCAGTTGCAGCAAGATCTGCAAAATCACTTTTTGATAAAGTAATGGCATCAAACATACAAAATGATATTTCAAGATATATAATGAGTGAAAAAACGGTTTATAATAAAATAGAAAAAAATGGTAATGTTTACGGGTATGCTGGAAAATTTGATCTTATGGTAGAGGATATTGAAGGTAAAACTCTTTTATTAGATTGGAAGAATGCAAGAGCACCCAAAAAAGAAGAGTGGGTTGAAGATTATAAACTTCAAATTTCAGCTTACTATAAAGCAGTTATGAATTTGTATGATATTAATGTTGATTATGCTTTAATAGTTATAGCAAATGAAAAAAATGATACTGTTCAACAATACAAGCTTGATTCTAATGACTTAGAACAAAAGTATCTTGACTTTAAAGAAAGATTGAAAAGATTTTACAAACTAGTTCAATAATAATAATTTACAATTTAATTAAAACTAATTTTATGCCAATTCAAGAACAGTCAATTATTGCAAAACTTGAAAAGGGGAAGATATATTACATTTTTTGTGAAACAGATGGTGATATATGGAATACTGGTAGACGCTTGTTATATTATTGGAACAGTAAATCTAACATTTCCGAGTTATTAAATTGTGGTGATCTTTTCCAACTAAATAATTCACATGGCGTTGAACATACATTAAGTTTACACGTGAAAAGTCCAGTTTATCACTTTGATTCAAATATTTACAAAATTCGTGATTTAAAGGAATCAACAGAATCTTGTTCTTACAAAGTTTATGAAAGTTCAGATGATAAAGAATTTATTCAATATATAAGTAAGCAACACCCCCGTGTGAAGTGGATATATCTTTGGAAAAACAATAGATTAAATTATGCTAGAATAGGTAAAAATAGTTCGTTTAGAAAGTTAAATTCAGATGACAGTATTAAAGAATATAATTCACTTGAAGAAGATTACAATTTTTCTTGGATAAGTTATGAACAAAAAGAAAGTGATTTAAATGTACAAAATGAAATTGAAACTGAAAAGAAAGATAAATCAAAAAAGCAAGTTAAAAAGTCTAGTAAGTCTTCTAAAAAAACTAAAAAGTCTACTAAAAAACAAAAACAAAATAAATAATAAAAAGTAAAAGTTGTTAAGTTTTAGAATACTTCAAGCAAAACCATTTATAGGACAAACAGAAGATCAGGGTCAACAATCTACTTATGAACGTGGATTTGGAAAAGTGGATATGACTAGAAGCACTTACAATCCAAATAGACTTGCAGATTTAGAAAATATTGTTTTTGTTTCAGATCGTTTGCAAATGAGACCTGATCTTGTATCAAAATCTATTTATGATACGGATGAAATTACTGATATGATGCTTGCTTTTAACAACTATTCAAATCCTTTTGCAATAGATGAAGGTGATATATTTTTTATGCCTGAAAAACAGGAACTACAAAGTTTTATAGTTGAACCTCAGGATTTAACAAATAAAGATTCTCTTGAAAATGTATCTCAACGTGTTAAGGAGGCAAATCAAGATGGGAGATTTAATCCAAAGAATCAAGCCAGAGAAAAATTCTTACAAAATAAACAAGAAGAAGCTGCACCTCCACCTAATGTTACAACTCCAGATCAACCACAACGTGAACGTAGAGATGGAAGAATTATATTTGGTAATAATGTTTCTGAAAAAGATTGTGTCTCTGGTAATACAGATGCAGAAATAAAGTCTGAAATAATAAAAAGACGTGTTCAAGAAAATTATAAAAGACAATTTCAAAATTCTGAAACACAAAACTCAAATGAAAATGATAGTTAATTTTTAATAAATAAATAAATAAAAAAAAAACTAAACTATGTCTAGAAATAAAAGAATTCACAACAAAATAAAAACATTCGGTGATTATTTGAAAGAAAACTACACTGGTTTGGAAGGCTTTACGCAGGTTGGAAGCTTTGATCACCATCAAGACAAACAAGCAGATCGTTTTATGGATAAAGCCAAAAAGCGTTTTCCTCAAACATATGATGGTAACATTTATCCAAATAATGAATACGATAAAATTCATATTGGTTCTCGTGTAAGGGTTCTTCAAAATTCTGATGTTCCTAAAGATATGGTAGGAAAAACAGGTTATGTTGAAGGTAGTTATCGTGGTCTATATAGTATTGCTTTTGATCAAGTAATTCACAATGTTGAAGATTATGATACACTTAGAAGTTATGAATTGAGACGCGATCAGTTTGAAGTTATTGATGACTTTACCGATGCTTCTACACAAAGTTATGATAGTGGTCATGATTTTCATGCTGATGTAATTGATGTAAGAAATGAACTTGAAGACGATTTAGAGGATGACGATTTTGAAGACTATGATAATGATTATGATTCCGATCCAGAAGAACCAGATTATAGGGATGATGATATGGATGGGCTTGATGATGACCCTGAAGACTTAGAATATGAAGAAGATGAAGATGATTATGATTGGGAAACTGGTAATATGTTCAGGGATGCATCTGATGGAACCATAACATTTGGTGAGGATGAAGTTTATGGAAAATCAGAAAGTAAAACTAATGAAATGGCAAATCCCATGAAAGACGATATTAAAACTATTGCTAACATGTATTATAGAAAGGGTTATGATGTTGACATTGATAGAAATCATCAAAGTCTTGAAATTCAAGATGGAAAGGGGAATATTGTATTTTCTGATCAAGGTGATAGATTTGAAAATATTATGCGAGATGCTAAAAAAGCATCAAGAAAGTTTGGTGTTGAAGTTGAAGATGCAGTTCTTTGGACTTTAGATAGTGCCGGTGCTATTTCAGAAAGTAAAAAAAAAGAATATGATTTAAAGTATATTAACGAAGACGTTGGTAGAACTGGAAAAAAAATTAGTAACAAACGTGAATTTTTTGCTTATGTTCATGATTTACTTGGGGATGCAATTTCAAGCGATGATGAATATGATCCAGACGAAGCCAACAAAATGGCAAAAGACCTGTGGAAAAAGGCTAACGGCGATCCATCTAAAGCAGTTGGAATGGCTCAACAGTCAGTTGGTTTTTAAAAACGTTAACTATTAAAAGTACAATCCCAAGAGCATAAGCTTTTGGGATTTTTTTTATTAAAATAAATATAAAAAAACAATAATTATGAAAAGCAAACTACCCACATTTAACGAATTTATCATAGGCACAAGCCGTAAAAACAGAAGAACTCCAATTCGCGAAAGCCGCCGGGCTGGTAGAGTGAATGAAGCTATCGGAGAAGACTTATTTGCAAATCCCAAAATCCAAAACAGTTTGGAGGATTTGTATGAGAGGCTTGTAACTCAAATCGAAGCACAAGATGAAGACTTTGAAGGTAGTAAAGGTAAAGCCCATCAATTGTTTGATGGTGTATACACAGGTATAGCGGTTATGCAAGATGCTGCTTGGTTTGCTACTACAGGTATGGGAACTGGAATTACAGCTTTCGATAGGGAGCTTAACATTGATGAAATTGAAGAAAAATTAATTGATCTTTACAATAGAGAAATGGGAACAGATATAAGTATAGATGAAATGAGTGATGAAGATTATGAAAATTATTATTTAGGTGAACTTAAAGAAATCATTTACCATTTTTCTGTTCTTGTAAGAAGTTGTGGTAGGAAAAGTGATAGTGGATTTTGCGTAGATTTGATTTTAGACGTGCATGGGCCTGATATTGTAACTGGAAAAGAAAATAAAGTGGTTAAATCAATTCCTATTGATGCAGAATCAGACCAAGAAATAGCAGAAGAAACTAAAGATATATTGAATAAAATTTAATATATTTACGTAAAAAATAAAAAACCCAATTTTATTAAGTAAAGAATTGGGTATTGACAGCAAAATCTAATTTTTGAAATTTTTTGTTAAGTTTTGAATTGATATGTAAATATTTTTTTGTACAGAATAAATATAAAAAAATTTTATGAAATTAAGAACTTTTAGTGAATACTTAAACGAAAATAAAAATCAGCTTGATGAAAAATTAGTGTTAAAAAGATACAAATATTATAAAAGACTTGTAGCTGAAGCATACCATAATGCACCAAAATATGATCCCAGTGCTGTTAAACATTGGAAATCACTTTCTGACTCATGTTATACGTTTTTTAAAAGATTAACTTCTAAAATTGATGTTATTTTTGTATCAACAAAGGAAAAGTATAAAAATAATCCTTCGGAAATAGATATTATGGGGGAAAAATATTCAGTTATTTACCATGAAGATCCATATGAAACACAACAAGAAATGAAAAAAGATTATGAAGAAAACAATAGAATAATGATATCTATGGATTATAGTGACCATCCAGTTTTTTCAGTAAAAGATAATATAGTTTTTAGAACTGTTCATGATTATATTGTGCACATTGGGGGAAACCATCCATTTGGAACTCGTGGTGAAATAAAAGCGTATAACTTACATGCAAAGTTAGCTCCTAATGATGCACTTCCAGCTTTATTTACTGAAATAGTAGGTCAAGCTTGTTACTACTTTACTTATGGTTATTTTCCAGAACAAAAAATTGCGGTTCTTGAAGGATTTGACTATGAAAATGTTGGTGAAGTAGAGGGTTATGATGTAGTTAACAAAAAACTCATGAAAAAGAAATAACTGTTGGAACTTTTCGCTTTTAATAATTGCTTCCCTGTTAGATACTGATTAATGTTAAACTTTTATTAGAATAAACATGTTAAATAAAAAATTATTTACAGCCCCTAAATACAAGTTGTATGTAACTGGTTTTATGGAAGTATTTTTAGTGGTATTAAATACATCTTTAGTAGCTCAACAAGTTTACTCACTTGTATTTTTTGTTGGTTTGGCTATAAGTCTTGTTTGGTGTTATAACGTCACAAATATTGCAATAAGCAGTTGGAGAGACAAGTTTATACACTCATTAGGATCTGCAACTGGTTCATTGGCTGGATTAGCAGTTGGCGATTGGTTAGGAAGTTTATCTTTCATTTTTTAATTATATGAAAAAAATATATGGCACGTACAGAATATTGTATAAAAAAATGTTTTATATTGTATTCAACTGCTTTACCTGCCGAAATGCAGTTTACTGGTTTTTGTGAATACGAAAAACTTTCTAATCTTACAGTTAGTTCTGAATATGTTTATAACACTTTTAGTTCTTATCTGACATCTTCAAGTTTTTTGGATGTAAAAAGTTCAAAATTTTATAATGTTAAAACTTTATTAGATCAAGTAGATATAAAGTTTGATTTGGATCGTAAAGAACTAAGAGACTTAGTTAGCATAATAAAGCCATATTTAATAGCTGTTAAAAAATATATTTGTGGGATTGGTTTT